GAGATGATGCATGCCAAGGTCTCTCCTGGAGATGACTGGGACAAGTGGATTGCCCGTGGCATGGCAAGCAAGCGAGCGATGGTCGCGTGTGAGGAACTGCGTGTCAATCTCCTCATCGGCAAGGCTGGCTTTGACCCCATGGTCCTCTCCGATGGTTCAGAGACGGAGTCGGGCGAGAAGATTGCTCAGCACGGAACGTGGGCTGACGTGGTTTACGCAACCATTGCCTACTCCAATTCGGGTGGTCTCAAGCCCTTCCTCAACGGTGTGCGTCGTCACAAGCGTGAGTGGGGCAAGGCTCTCGTCGCTATCAGCAAGAAGGCTGTCAAGCAGATGGAGAATGACTACCGCTTTGGCTTCCTCGCCTCCACGGAGGCTCACAAGAGAACTGGGCTGAACCCCTACGGTTTCTCCTGCACGGAGCGACTGGCTGAATGGGTGGACCGAATCGCCTCCATCAAGCCTGAAAAGGAAGAGGAGCAGGAGAAGGAGAAGAGCGAGTCTCGCGAATCCTCCAGCGGTTCATCCTCCACCAGCGAGTCTCGTCAGGCTGGTGGTAGTGGCAAGACGGAGACCGACATGGTCAATGCCGTCAAGAAGATAGAGATGAACACGGATACGACCGTGCCGACGTGGAGCGAACTCGTCATGGAGCGACTCCCCATGCCGAAGCAGACTCGTGGCAACATCGGGAAGAAGCGTGTGGCATCCAACGTCGGTCGCTCTCCCCGACGACTCCATCGCCTCATGACCGACCCCGAGAAGCGTGTCTTTGACAAGGTCTCCCGTGGCATGGGTGGCATCGTGGTCATTGACGCATCGGGCTCCATGCATTTCTCTAAGGACCACATCCGCCTCATCGTGGAAGCGAGTCCAGGAGCGACGGTCGTCGCCTACTCAGACATGGACAACGGAGCAGGCGCACCAAATGCTTGGGTCCTTGCGGAGAACGGCAAGATGGTTGAGGAACTTCCGAACACGGGAGCAGGCAACGGCGTGGACTTCCCCATGCTTGAGTGGGCTGTCAAGCGTCGTAAGCGTTCCTCTGAACCCATCGTGTGGGTCACCGACGGTGCGGTCTGTGGACCGACGGGCGGTTTCCACAACATGCTCGCCATGCAATGCATCAACTACTGCAAGAAGAATCGCATCGCCGTGATTCCGAACGTGGGTGAAGCGTTGACCGAACTCGCTCGTATGCGCGCTGGCAACAGGGCTCGTCGTAAGTGGGGCTACTACCTGCGTGACGCCTACAGGATGTCCATGGGTGAGCGTCTGCAGGACGACGAGGTCTGACAAGGTGTCCGAGCCCCAGGGAGGTCTTCCTTCCTTTCTTTCCTCCCTGGGGTTTCGGATTAACGCTTGAGTAGTGCCCTATCCCAGATGCGGGCGAACATCAATCCCGTGACCATCAGACACGTCTGGGTCCATGAGGGACGGCCACCAATGATGGAAGCATCATGAAGAACGAATATCACGAAGTACGCAATCAATGAGTAGAGCAATGTTGAAATTGAAAATGAAGCGAGGCCAGCGATGAACACCACAGTCGGTGGCACGTCTTCGCCCTCTAGTGATGGGTCTGGCGGGTCCAGGCGCCAGTCGTATGGCTCACGCATTCGTCCGCTTCACAATCTGATGAACGCGCTGACGGCTGAGGTCAAACGAATCGGCAATCTGGCGCAGGCTCATCCCGCGTTGGCGCATCTGAAGAATCTCGCTGTTGCGTGGGTAGTTCGTTGCAGGGCCAGGCTTCAGCGGGCCCCACTCCCAACCAGGCACCGCGTTAAGGCGCGCGACACGGTCGGCAGGAAGCACGCCCTTCTTGTAACGCTGACGAACGTAGCCCACCCAGGCACCGACCGCCACTTCCCTGCCACCCACGACCTCTACGTGGAGAGCGGGGCACCTGGAATGGCCTTCGCGCTGAGCGAACTGCTCAATGGCCTGGATGTACAAATTGAATCTGGTGTTGTTGTCCATGGGCGGAGTTTAGAACATCTCTATATCGCGTGCGCGAGCGAACAAATTTTCTCAGAAGTTGCCACCCGTCTTACATCATGGTACGGTGGCGGAAAGGAGTCTGTGCGTGTCAGAAATCAATGATGAACCCTTCGGTATTCCCGAGGAGTGGACCAGAGAACAGGCCCTGGAGGAACTGAAGAAGTTCGGGGAAAAATACCCCCAGACCAGGGCTGCCATCAAGGAGATAACTCCAGAAGAAATGGGGTCCCTTCTCTTTATCGCGACTGGCCCTGACGTACTCATCCAGGCGATGCATTACAAAGACGACGCCCTGGACATGTCAACAATTCCTAACATTTTTCCCAGCAACGAACCAGGGAAAGTCATCGCGGGTTTTCCAGATTCATTAATCACAAAGATGATTGAAAAAGTGGAAAAAGATTACTCAGCGGAATATCAGGATTACATGTGGCAGAAGGCCCTCGGGTATCTGATGGAGACGGTGGTGGAAATGATTGACAAAGGCCAGGTCAAGCAACTCAGGGTGGAGGACATTCTGTGAAGACGTGGAATGAGGCGGCCATCCAGGCAGTGGATGACATCTTCCTCACCAGGGTGGTAGGTGTCCAGACCTTGATTGATGCCAGGAAGTTCTTGGACAAATTTATTCAAGATGCCCAGAACGACTCAGTACAAGATGCTGCTTTGAACTGGAGAATCTTCGGAGCAACCTCGCTGGGCGCAGGCCAGACAGCAAAGGTCATCCCGCATAGGGCAAGCCCAGAATTCAGGGGATATTCCTCAGCGATGGCGGGCACACTGATACGTAAACAAAAGGACTACGGCCCAGACGCGATTATGCGATTCGGAACAATTGGCATCCTGGTCCGCACTCACGACAAAGTGGCCCGCCTTGAGAATCTCAAAAAGAAAGAAGAAGACCCGCTGAACGAATCAGTCAAGGATGGATATCTGGACCTTCTCGGGTACGCAGCGCTCGGGATGATTTTGGAGCGCGGGCAGTTCCCCCTGCCGATGGTATGAAGAACCTCATCATCGGGGCCTACGAAATCCTGCGTTACAGAACCTGGATTGTATACGACCCGTATGATTCCTCTATCGTCTACGCGGGCCGCCGCCGAGATTGCCTCCACATCCAGGAGACCATGTATGGCGGCTTGGTAGTGATGCCTCTCAAGGACCCTTACATCTAGCCACGGTGGCGGAAAGGACTGGCGAAGTGCCCCCTGGGGGAGCGCCGACGCCACCTACAACAATCGCGCTCACCCCAGGAGGGCTTGACAACGGGGTGAAAGGAGGAAAGGCCCCGCCGTCGGGTGGAGAAACTACACCATCGGTATGTCTTCTTTCAAGAACTTCTCCGAAGCGGCGGAAAAAAATCCGCTCACAGAGTTGCTCAACTCGCGGGGCCCTGCTAAGGTGCCCGACACAACAAGCGGCATGCCGACGCTACCCAGGAAAAAACACCCTTGGAAAATGGGGTGAGCCTGGCATGCGCAAAAATAAAAAGTGAATTTCGGAAAGGTTCCCCCGAACCCCCTCCAAAGTGGGGTTGAGGTCAAGGAGTTGGTCAATGTCTATGTGACATGGCTCAAACCCATATGACCTCCAAGGGTTGCAATCTTCCTGATTTACAGATATCATTCTGACCGTGGTGGAAGAACCGAAGAAACGAGGTCGTCCTCTGTCTGAGAAGTCTCTGTCTAGGTCCAAAAAGGCTGCACAGGTCTCAAGAGAGGAGAAGCAGGAGGTCTTTGACTTCTGGGTCAGGACTCTCAAGTCGTCCGCGCGGCGCAAACCAATTCTTGATGAGAAGAGGTCAGCAACAATCGGCGCGGCAATTTACGACTATGGCGTGGAGCAATGTAAACAAGCCATAGAAGGCTGCTCCCTCTCCCCCTTCCACATGGGGAGGAACAAGATGAACAAGCGCTATGACGACATAGAACTCATCCTCAGGGACTCAGAACACGTAGAGAGATTCCTGGGGGTATACGACTCCCAGTCAGACGAGAAGGAGCCCTGGTGACCAAACCAGAACTGGAAGAACTTGTCCTCCAAGTCTTCGCAACCTTTGACAAGCAGTTACTTGATGTGGATAGGAAGCATGTCCTCAGGGCGTGGTACGACATCCTCCACGACCTCCCCTACGATGGAGCCAAGAAGGCATTCCTCAGGTTGGCCACCACAGCCACCTACATGCCAAAGCCCCCCGAGATTCGCCGCGAATATCTCCACACTTTAGTTCCCCAACAATCTTCACCCTATGTTGCTTGGGCAACTATGGTTGGGCTGATAAAAGGGGTCAATAATGGGACCATCAATAAGACCCCCATTTCCGAGGCCCTCCAGAAGACCATACAATTGTTGGGTGACTCTGCTTGGGGTATGGACACCTACGAAGACCAGAAAGCGTTCATGCGGGTCTACGAGGAAGTCGTGACCGAAATGCAAAAACAAATCTACGAGATTCCTGAAAAAGGAGCGGAATGACAGTCACCACAACCCTCGGAACATCCAATCCTGAGTTCCAGCCCACCTTCCCATCCTGCCTCGGATGTCGGTTCTACGTCCCCAATCCCCAGGCAGACCACGGAGTCTGTCACCGCTATCCCAAGGCTGAGATAGTCTCCTACTCCTACTGGTGCGGAGAGTTCCGCGAATCCCGAGGATTGGAGACCAAGTGAAGCGCAATGTCGGCAGACCCCCAGTCTCTCCCACCAAAGACTCCACCACCCTGACCCTCCGAGTCAGCGCAGACTTCAAGCGTCGGCTAATGTTTCAGGCAGACGCCGTAGGGATGACCCTTACGGAGTACCTGATAACACTGGTGGAGCGCGATGGGACGGAAACCGACTAGGGCAAGAAACCCCAAGGCAGAGCATGTCATCTCCATCAAGGTGACTGGTCACGATAAAAACGCCCTGATAGACGCTGCCAAGCGAGAAGGCATGACCCTTTCCGCCTTTCTCACCTATACCGCCTGGGAGTTCATCCGTTCCGAGAAGTCTCTCCCCCCAGCCCCCGCACCCCATCCAAAGCCCACCCCTGACCAGTACCTCAGGGAATATCTTTTGGGGGAAAGGGTGATAATGCCCTGCGGAAGAGAACAGTGCGACATGAAAATCATCACCTTTGATGGTGCTGAGTTCTGCCAGACCTGCTCTTTCCGTATCGCCTAGTCCCCCCACATTTGGCTGAGCGTCGGTCTAATCGGCTTTACTCCCCTGCGTCTTTGCTCCGCAGCCAACTGTCTGCTAGTCAGTCCAGCCCATACCCCATGCATGTCAGCAGGTGGGAACTCCAGGGCATACTCCAGGCACTGAGGCTTTACTGGGCACTCCCTACAGATGGCTCTTGCCTGTGCGATGTAGGTAATATCCTTGTGTTCCTTGGGGAACATGAGTTGGGTCAGTCCCTTGCATGCTGCATAGTCAAACCAGTTTGAATCTGGTATATCAATAGATTTATCTGGTTGGGGAACTTTCTTCTGGGTATCTTTATCTGACATCTTCCCCCCAGGGTCTTTGTCTCCCTATGGTGTTCTCTCCCTCTATGGGAATGACACGGGATTCAGAAACATTGAAAGAACTAAGCGCGCCCATCACTTCTTCCTCGTAGTCTTCGGTCTTGCTGGGGCAGACTTGATGGGGACGACCTTCTCCGTGGTGCCAGTCTCCTGGGAGAGGGTATGGAAAGGGCTCCCCGTGTTTGGGTCCAACTTGGCTGCCGTCCAGAGGGCTTTAAGAAGCGCCGCCTTGGCCTGTTGGAGATTCATGCCCTTCTTGGGGGACAGGACGCTCAGTGCCCCCAGTGCATAGGGGGCGCCAGAGCCAGCCGCATACATTCCACTGGCCTCGGAGGTCCAGGAGTAGTCATTCTCTATCAGGTAGATAGTCGCATTAACGACCACGATGATTGTGGAGTTTTGCTCGCTGGAGTGGTCCTTATTGTCCTTCCCATCAGGGACGGAATACCCGTAAGTATCAAAGCACTCGGTTAGTGCTGGGATAAATTTAGCAGTAATGAAGGAGTCAAGTTTCTTTCCTCTTGCCTCCTGGGGTGGGGCAGGGGGAGCAAAGGCATGGTGAAGCAGATTGATTGCCCGCATGTCTCCCGCCGCCCCCAGGATGTACTTCCCATTGGTTGCTATCTTCGCAGAACCAGAGGCGAGATTGGATATCTGGTAAGGGTTGCCCGAATTGTCAAAAGAGGTGATTTGGGTATCGGCTCCCACGACGGCATATCCGTCGCCTTGGATACCGACGAGCGTTGTCACTTCTTCGGCTTTTTGGACCCGTACTCGTGACCACGGAACATGGTCCAACCGTCATAGATGACAGCCACCTCGTAGGAGAACTTATGCTCTCCTGTGTCCTCAAAGGTGACTACTCCCACGCCTTGCTGCCAGTTCTCGTGTCTGGTGAGTGGGCGCCCGTCAAGGTCTACGCCACCCTTCGTGGATGGGATAGCACCGTCAATACGGGCGAGACACCCTGGGGATGCTGCCATGACGGTCTTTGGTCCCTCGTAGTCCTCGCGGGTCTTGAAGGCGGTCTCAATGCGGTGGATGTGCCCGTAGATAACCGACACCTTCTCGGCATTGAGATATACATGGGCGGTTGACCCAGAAGACTTCACGCGGTCGCCGTGGATGATTTTCAGTTTCTTGTTAATCCAGAAATCCGCCGCTGGGTATCCAGGCTTGTATTCCACGCCAAATTCGTCCATTCGGCAGAGATAGGGAACTGATAGCACTGGCCAGGATTCTGGGGCATTGCCCTTCCTGAGTCCATAGGCCGCCGTGGCGTTCTGGACCAGGTACTTGGGCATGCGCTCCTCGTGGTTACCAGCCAGCCACACAATCTTTGCGTGAGGGGCGGCTTCCCGCATCTGGGCACAGAACAGGGTGGCTCGGTCAATGGAAGCCTGGGTGGTCTGGGCGTAGGCTGGGTAGGTGATGTACTTGCCCATCTCTGGGAGGTCAAGGTTGTCACCGACGCAGGCAATCACCTCTGGCTTGAGGTCACGAATCATCGCCAAGCAGATGTCAATAGCGGACTCGTCGTGGGTCGGCTCCAGGGTTCCATCAAAGTTACGGTAGTAACCAATCTGTATATCAGGGACGATAACGCAGGTTTTGTAACCTGTCTTCTTGACTGGTTTTGTCGTTGACTTTGGTAGTTGTACGGGCTTGCCCTGTTGGACGACGGGCCACTCTGGACCAGACTCCCATTTGGGAGAAAACTGGATTGCGGTGAGGTCTTGGACCTCTGCCTCCCCGAGGTCGTTCTTGATGATGGACTGGTAGACCGACACCCTCTTGATGTCGCCAATCTCATCAAGGGAGATGTTCTTGCGAGCGAGCATCTCGGCAATACCGCCGAGCACGTCCTTCTTGGACTGCTCTTTCTTTTTTTCTTCAGACAGGGAAGTGAACTTCCCCTTCAGGTTCTCAGCCATTGATGCACTCACATCCATTCTCGGAGTTAAAACAATTCTGGCGTACCCGCCTGAGAGTGGTATCACTCACTGGATGGCCCTCGGACTTTAGTACACGAACTATCTGGGTTGCCTGAATGTCACTTCGCATAACCTGAATAAAGGCTTGCTTGGTCTCTTCGTCAAGTGTTTTCATCATATTTCCCACAACACAGCCCTTTTTAACCTGAGGCTGGTCATTGAGTCCTATCAACTTGTCTTTCAGCATTTGTCCTCCTTGTGTGCCGTGAGGATACACACACTATCCACAGGGCGCAAGCATGCTAGTGTCACCGTGTGCGCCTATGGAGGAACGCCTGTGAAGAATGACAATAAATCTTCTGAAGTCAAGAAGGCGCTTTCATCCCTCGGCGTATTCCAGAACAAGCCAGGGGAACTGGAAAAGGTCATGATGATGCTGGACCAGCAGAAACTCCTGCACTACTCATCTGGTGGAGAGGTGCAACTGTTCTCCACGGCTGGCAGGGTTCTTTACACATTGATGGGCGACCCCACGATGACCGTGCGTTCTTTGGCGGTTTACCTCAATCTGAGCGAGAACATGATTGAGAGAACGCTCAAATCCCTAATGACAGAAGGTCTGATTACAAAGACAAAACACGACCGCAAAAATGTCTATAGTTTCAATAAAGAAATAATCAAAAATCACCCTGATATACAGAGGCTTGAGACCATTATCACACTACTAAATATCCTAGAAAGTAGCGAAGAAGAACCCTTCTAGATAGCCTTTATCTCGTGATGAAAGCAATCAAGAAGCCAGCATTGCCACAACCAAACTTTAGGTATGGCAGCAGGTCGTATGTACTGCTTTCCTACGCCAAGTTCAAGCGTGAAGCCTTCGGCATTGAAGATGTCAGGAAGTTCAGTTACCGATTTGATGATGCTTGGTCAATCAAGCAGAGCATCAAGACACTCATCAGCAATGGCTCACTAGAACAAGTGTCTAGTGATTCTTGGAAGATTACGCCTAAGGGCGTCCAGCAGGTTTATGATTTTGCTGCCAGGAATCAAGTCATTAAGATGCAGGCTCAGCAGAATTCCGCCCCACAAACCAAGCGTTAAAAACTTCGTCCGTCAGGGGCATGAACCACAACTGGGCGGCATCAAGGTCTCGCTTGCTCCCAGAGAGCGTCCAGCAGATTGTCAGGGCTTCTGATGCAGGGCAGGTGCCGACATTGCACTCCATCCCGAACCTGTCCACGAACCACTGAACGACGCACCCGTGCTCCTCAGAGGTGCAGTCCCCGATATTAGGGCAGTCCACATGGGTGGCTACGAGTTCAGTCCTGTCAATCTTCAGGTGGACGACATGGCCGTCGTTGTGCCACACCATCTCATTGGGGTTTTCCATGTCTAGACCCTACACCACCGAACTTCAGTTAGATTTAGGTTTTTTAGTATATCCCTAAACAGGAGGCGGTGGCTAAGCCTATTTTATACGAAGTTACTCGGCTCCCTTGTCAACCCTGTTGAAGACCTCGTTGATTTCGTCAACGTCAAGTTTTCCATCATCAAGGAAGGCGCGGGCCAGGCCCTCTACGACTGTGGCGACTCCGCCAACACCAGCCATGAGGACAGCCTTCCAAAGTTCAACACCAGCGACCGCACCAGCGCCGACGACGCTCAGACCAGACGCCGCAAAGACGGCAAGGATTCTCAGTGTAATGGTTTTCATCTCACACCCCCAAGTGTGTTATTTATTCAAACTCACCACGGGCGTGGTCAGCGATGTGTTCGTCAATTTTTGACTCAATTCTGTCAAGTGAAGAAACCACAAGGTCATGGTCACTTCTATTTTCTCTGCGCATCTTGTTTATGAGAGCAGCGGTAATTGTGCCGCTTGCTGCGATTACCGCAATCACTATTCCCTCGGTCAACACCATCACCACCCGTAACGAAGCAGTTTTTACTGCTCATTGATTTTATCACGACGGCAAGTGCCACCCTGTCATTAGTAGGCACAATGGATGGTAGAATTATCCCTGGGGGTGTGTATGCGCCAAAACTTTACTAGGTTTCTGATTGTATTTTTCCCTGCGCTGTTTTGCTTTCTCACGCTTTGCGCAACTCAAGTGTCGGCGGCCAATCTTCTAGTCAATGGAAGTTTTACCGCTGGAGGCGGAGGCTGGAGCGGAGGAAACAACGCATCTTGCATTGGTGGAGTTCCCTCCATAGGTGGCTGGGAGCAGAACGCTCTCAAGTTTTCTTACGTGACTAACACGGTTTCCCAGAGTGTGACAATAAGCACACCAGGAATTGTTACCTTCAGTTACACAGTCAAGGATGGCGTGGAGCCGTGGGCCCGTGGTGCCTATCAGGTCGTAGTGCAGGACTCAAATGAGGCTTTTTATTCTGGATGGGTTCTGGCCCCAGAGGAGTCACAGACGTTTTCCCATTCAGTGGAGACCACGCAACCTAATGAGACCGTGACAGTTTTTATCACTGGTAGCGATAATGGTCTCTATTGGGCTGGTTGTTACGGCCCGTCCTTCACCAATGCTTCACTTTTTCACGAAGTCGTTCTCCCGCCGCCACCACCGAACAGTGCATGGATTGAACTCACGGAAGGGTCTATGGGAAATCTGTCTGCGCCAGAGGGTCATGTGTTTACAGAAATAGTTTTTGCCAGTTATGGCTCCCCCAACGGAGCGTCTGGCTCCTACAGCGTTGGTATATGTAATGCACAATCAAGCGAAGAAATAGTTGCGTCCGCAATCATTGGAAACAATAATGCTGACCTTTTTGCGAACAACGGGGTCTTTGGTGACCCATGCCCTGGGGTTTACAAGAAACTCTATGTTTTGGCCCTGTATGCGCCAGTTCCCACCACGACATTGCCCCCGACAACGACGACGATTCCGCCTACTACAACCGTTCCCCCAACCACGACTCTTCCTCCAACTACCACCCTACCCCCAACCACAACGGTTCCTCCTGTGACGACAACCGTTCCAGAGACGACTATTCCCCCAACTACGACCACTGCTCCAGAGACAACAACAACAATTACAGAAACCACCATTCCAGAAATTACTGAAAACATCTCTCCAGAGGAAGCGTTGAGTGTCGCGGTGTCTGCCACTGCGCTGGTGTCCCTGAGCCCAGATGAAGCCGCAGAAGTATTTGACGCGATTGACACGGATGAAATTACAGAGGAAGAGGCTGCGCAAATAGTCGCGGCTGTCCAAAATGCCCCAGAAGAAATCAAGGAGGCCTTTGAGGATGAAGTGAATGTCTACGGAGGAAAGTTTGACAACTACGTTCCAGTCGGTTCGGCTGTGTCTGTTGGTACTCGTAGGGCTGTGGTCGCTGCTGGTGCTGTACTATCTTCATTGCCCACTGCTGCATCTAATGCATCCAGTGGCTCTGGTGGGAAAAGAAAATAATGAGGTGTGAAGAACATGTTCAAGTTTGTTAAGGAATTCCACGCCCTTGCGTGGACGCTGGCTGGCACTGCCCTAGTGCTGATTACCCTTTCTGGGGATACAAGAAACCAGGCCCTATGGATTAGCGGCATTGCGCTGGCTATCCACCTTGTGGGCGTGGCTCTCAGTAAAGACAAAGACTAACGATATTTCCTGCGCTTTTTGCGCATTTTCTTGCTTTGTCGCTGATTGAAGTAGGGGTCTTTCTTTCGTTTCTCGGGGAGTGGCTCGCCAAGAAACTCGTACATCACTTGTAAGTGGTCGTGTTGTATGAATACATTTCCTGGAATGTTGCCCCCCACAACACCTGCACATCGGTAATGGCACATAGGTTGCCGCCAGTACTACCTCTTTGCACCAAAGAAACATTCACGTCAAAATAAGGCATACCAAAAACAGTTCCTCTTGTCCAGTCATCAAGACTTGACATTGACCATGTCTCGTTCCATGTCACGCCATTGACCGACGGAATATCTGTTGAATCAGACAGCCTTCTTGAAATGAAGGGCTCACTATTGTGGCTAGAGAGGTTTGTGCCAGAGGGAAATGTCCCTCTTTGTGTTCCGCTGCCATTCCTGTATGCATCAGCAACATTGTCGTACATAAAAAGCCAGTTATCAGTTCTAAAAGTATGACGGCTTCTAAAGTCACGCATATTAAGAACTGCTGTATTGATAATTAAACCACTTTGCTCTTGACCAAGAGTAACCATGCTGTTGAAGTTATTCCCAGTATTTCCAGCGTAGACAATGTTTGCAATTATTCCTTCACTTACAAAAAATCGCGCCCATACTTCACAGTATTTTGTGGTTACAACACTACCAATAGACCAAGAAGTATCCGAGTCGTTATCAAAAGCCCTTGAAGCCGATGATTGGAAAACCGCCTCCGATGGTTTCTGGTATCCGTTCTCGGTGGCATTGTATAGCGGGCTTATGTATGAAGGGGCGTTGTAGGTTCTTGACCTATCGTCCCATGTAGTGACTGTTGTTGTCTGTAGCGCTGGCAATGTGAAGTTCGGGGTCTGGTATGAAGAAGTTTGCCCGTCAACATCGGTAATCGTGAATATGGCGTGTACTTCCTGCCCCCAATGAGTTTGGTAAGTGTTGTAGTCAAGGGTAAACGAACCATTTGTGGAGTTGGTTGCCGTGTAGTTGCTGCTCGTGATAAGAATTGAACTTGGTGACGCCCTGTGCAGGGTCACGTTCCATGTGCCAGCGGCAAAGTCGTTACTCAGGTTTGCCGTCCAGTTGACAGTTCTAAATGTCGCTGTTTGAGTGCTTTGCGCGGAATATGAAGAAACTTCTGGTGTTGTCGCCGTGGGCGTGGCTTCAAATGACGGAAGAGGTCTAATTGGGGTGAATGCTGATGCCGCACCAGAACCAGCACCATTGACGGCACGTATTCCAACACTGTAAGTGCTTGAGTTGAGTAAGCCAGCGATACTTATTGGAGAAGATGTTGATGCAGGACTTAGAGCAGTCCACGATGAACCGCCGTTTGTGCTGTATTCGTAGTTTGTTATTTCATTTCCGCCATTGCTTGCTGGCGCAGAAAAAGACACGTTGACAACTGGTGGATTTATTCCGCCGCCACTATTAGTCACCAGAACAGACTGCGGTGCAGACGGGGTTGTCCTGGGTGTTCCGCTGAGCATGTTGGAATTCTGGCCAAGGCCCTCAATATTTATGGCTCGTATGATGACTTGATATGTAGTGCCATTGTTTAGTTCGCTTACCAGTATTGGAGACGACGTTGCAGCAGGGGACCTTGTCGTCCAATTTGCACCGTTATCAAGTGAGTATTGGTAGTTGGTGATAGGTCTTCCACCATCTGATACTGGAGCAGTGAACGCTATTGATAGCGTGCCGTCTCCAGGAGTAACAGAGGTGATAGTTGGGGCACCAGGCGGTGCGTCTGTTGACTGACCCGCTATGGCTCCAAGCCTGCGGAACATTATTAATCCGCCAAGTTGCCAGTAAGCAACCACTCATTGGTGTCTAACTTGACCACCGAGGCACTTGAGTATTGGGTTTTGATGTTCTTTCTGCTCGTGTCTGATAGAATCGTGACACCAGACCCTTCAGCAAAAGTCACAGTTCCAGTGCCATAGCGAACAACATAAATCTCTGTACCAGTAGCGAATGCAACAGTTCCATTATCTGGAACGGTCAGTGTAACTGCGGATGATGAATTGACTCTTAGCATCTTTCCATAGTGAACTAGGGCTAACGTCGTATTGGTGGTGATGCTAGTAATTTCAACTGGACCGAGTTTGGCGGATGTAACCGCCTGGTCAGCAATCTTGGCAGTAGTGACATTGAGGTTTCTGATGGTTGCCGTAGTTACTGCTTCAGAAGACGCTGTTTGGTTAAGTTTTGCTGTGGTAATTGAGCCATCAGCAATAATCGCCGTCTGGGCGGTCCATGCGCTTCCGTCCCAGATATAGAGGGCTTCTTCGTCCTCTGCGAAGATGACTCTTCCAACAAACTTTCTAGATGGATTGGCCGTAAAAAAAGTATCTGCGGCAGCAATATCTGCGAAGTTACAAATAACCTGGTCCATGAAGTAGCCGTTGACATCAGCCGCTGTAAGCACCTCAGACGGTGTAAATGTTTTGGCACCAAGACCAGCCATGAAAGCCTCTATTCCTTAGGAGAATTGAACCAATTTTACTTCAGTGATGCCTCACCAAATGTAAATAGTTGGCTTACTTACCCTTCTTGGCGGCTGCAAAGTAAGCGAGCAGGTCCTTTGACGGCTGTGGCAGGCTGTCGCCAACTGCGTACTGCCAGTGCCATGCCTCAAACTCTGGGTTCTTTGGGTCGGAGACCTGCAGGTAGAAGCCGTACTTGGGAGCGTTGTCGCACATCCACTGCATCACCTTCGGGTCAGAAGCAAGGGAAACAACCTTGCCCTTCTTTTTCACTCCTAAATCAATCGCCAAACCCATGCCATGATTGGAAAATCCAGGGGTTCCCGAGGGTGATTTCCCCTTCTTGAGGAACCAGGTCTTTCCCTCAAACTTGCGCGTCACCGTGGGCTTGCGGCCCGTGTCGGTCTGCGAGTAGCGGTCCATGAACATGGACAACTGACCCTCATACGGGCGGTAGTCACCGATGTTGGCGAGTTCAATGCCAGCCTTCTTTGCCTCGGCATTCATGATGTCAAAGGCAAAAGTCGCCCAGTGGTACATCCTTCCGCCAATTGCCGTCTTCTTGAGAAGATTGGCTGGGAGTTTCCCGTTCTGGACCTTTGCGAGTTCCTTGGGGAGTACGAGTTTTATTGAGGGGTATTTCATGCTCTTATTTTAGCATTCAGGCTGGTTTGGCTGGGGCAACCCAGACCACTGCTGGTTCCCAGCCGTCTGTAGCGTCCCTTAACTCTTGACGATACGCAGCCCATGCTGCCTTATCTACCGTGGCGTCTGGGAGTTGCGTCCAGTCTGATTCTGCAAGCAAGCGATTACGCTCGCTGCGCATACGACTGCGGAGTTCATCTGCATCTGGCTCTTCACCAAAGCCAGCAAAGTAAAGAATAACTTCCATTTACGCTCCCAAGAATGTTATTGCAAACCAAGTACGAGAAGGCACGGAAGCCCCAAGAATGTTCAAAGCACCACCAGAGTTTTGATAACTATCCAATGTCAAGACATCGGTAGCCACACAATAAACAATGGCAGATAGATTGACTATTGTTGCAAAAACAGAACCAGCACTAGGTATAAAAACATATGTTAGGTTTGTGCCGTTCAACTGGATTCCTGCTTCTCTTAGACCAGTTGCATTGGCTGCAAACTCAATGGAGCCCTGAACAAGATAATACCCATCTAGCCCAGAAGGAATTGTCATGTCGGTTGAGGTTGGAGCAAAGAAGGCATGAGTGTCGTACTCTTGAGCATTGAAGGAGAGGTTGACGAAAGAGTTGTTTGCTCTGGACAGGTTTGACGACCTGTAAGCCTTTGCTCCTACTAATGATGCAAGATTGGTGCTTACCCATTTTTCACCGTCATATGTCCATGTCTTACCACTATCAGTAAAGATTTGATTAAGTGTGGGTGAGTTGGGAAAATCAATTGCCATTGTTCTCTCCAGCAACTTGCCAAGCCTGCGCCTCGGCTATCAAATCATCTTGACTAACTCCAGCAATATTTGCTGCGTCCTCAAGACCCCATATGCCAAGCACGGCATTCAGTGTAGCCACAAGAGCAATGCCATATAGGGGCTGCTGTGGCTCATCTGGAACCACCACATCCTCAACAATGTTGTGAAGGGGGTGGTCGTGGCTCGGGTCACAATCTTTACAGTACCCGCCAAGGCCAAAAGTAACAATACGGCTCATGCTGTCCTCATTACGACAATGGGGGTTTCTGCTGACTGTACGAGGGTGCCAGCCGTAGCAAAAGCCCCCGTAACAGACGCTTCGTACCAATGCGCGGCGGTGAAGTTGATGGCTCCATTAGAGGGGTATTTTAGAATGCCGAAGTTTATTCCCAACGAGGTTGAGGTAAACGTGTTCGTGGTGGCGTTTGTTTGACTATTGCAGGCCAGCCAGTACCACCCAGCAGGGAGGGTCTGGCTGATTGTGATGGGATAAAACGTGCTGGCGGCGGTGCAGGACACGGTACCAGCGTCAAACCTCACGGTCGCGGGTTCGCCGCCGCCGTTATTGTAGACGCCGAGACGGACGGTGGCAGTACCAGAGAATGTGGAGTGTGTGCGGATGCCGATGCGGTCAAATGTTGTGGATGTACCGATGTAAATGGGGGCGAAATACGTTCGGTCCTCAACCATCGTAAGGCTGGTGGTGCTGGCTGCGACGGTGCCATAATACTCACCAATCTTTCTGCCAGGGTCGTCAATGATTCCAGGAGGACCAATAGGACCAGAACCACCAGCAACCTCAACCCAGAAAGAATCATAATAAACAAATGTTTTTCCAGAGTCTGATTCAAACCACAAATCTCCAGCAGAAGGAGACGATGGAGCAGAATCACTGATAGTTATACTGGTATTTCCGATGTCGTTAAATAGAGTGCCGTCTGCCGTGTACTGCCAAGTGGAAGTAGGTTCATTCCATCGGATGGAAACATTTGAAGCGGTACCACGCTCAACTTCTATTCCAGAAGTCAGTGTTGTTGGCGTTCCCGTATAGCCGTAGTTGAGGGTAATGATGTTGTCTTCAACATTGAGATTTGTTGTCTCAATTGTCGTGGTTGTTCCTTGGACGGTAAGGTCACCTGTAACGATTAGATTGTCGTCAACCGTTACTGTTCCGCCAGCGGAATCAATTGTGAGGTTTCCAGTAGATGTATCAATTTCACCTGCAGCGGTAACGCCAATTTTGACATTATCGGCTGTTAATCCAGCAAAAGTGGGTGAATCCGTAGCGGCGACAGCCTGCCCAATTGCGACAGTTGCAGTGGAACCTTCTCCTGGCGTATGGGTGACTGTTACGCCCGTACCAGCGGACACATCAGACACGTAGTTACCAGTTGTGTCCGTACCAAGAGCAACGGAGTTTGCCGCAATAGCCGCCACTCCAGTGTCGCTAATGGTTATGTCACCAGATACGGTTGTATATGTTGGGACACCAGAAGCATTCGCAACAACAATCTGTCCTGATGTTCCAGAAGCAAGTTTTGACAGAGCAATAGCAGCCGAAGCACTTATGTCCCCATTGACAATTGTGCTGTCAGCAATCATCGTGCTGGTAACGGTTCCAGTATCACCAGTTGTGATAAGCGTTCCAGTTGTATTGGGGATTGTTACTGTTTTATCTGAAGTCGTTGGGTCTGCAACAGTCAGTGTCGTCTCAAAAGAATCAGCAGTAGCACCTTCAAAAACGATACTTGGTCCATTAATGGTCAACCCAGCAAAGGTTGGAGAATCCGTAGCGGCGACAGCCTGACCAATTGCGATAGTGGCTGTAGAGCCCTCTGATGGAGTATGGGTAACCGTTACACCAGTACCAGCAGAAACATCAACCATATAGTTGCCAACGGTGTCGGTTCCAAGGTCAATTTGGTCGTTAACCCACAGGGTTCCGTTGTACTTGAGAAAATCTCCAGAGGTTCTACTGGCGATAGAAACATCATGAAGTTCGTCAAGTTCATAACCGTTTTGTGTCGCAACATAAATGATGCCGTTGCTGGTTGCACGAACAACTACACCAATGAAAACTATATGCTCGGGTGCGGTTGGCTTGGTTTTTGTAAAACCGCCATCCTCACCAAGCCACAGAATGTCGCCAGCGTCATAACCAGTAGAAAGGTCAATTCCATCAACATAACCACGGGTAATAATCGGTCCATTTTGACTAGCGGCAATGTTTGCTCCAGCAACACCAATGGTTTTGGACGATGTAGCATCGGAGTCGTTGTCGGCTCTCTTGACTGTCGCGTGGTCGCCTGTAGAACCGAAAAGATAGACGCATGTTCCAGTCGTGATGGTTGTTGACTCAGCATTGCGCACATAAGAAACAAGCGGTATATGGCTATTCACCCAAGATGTTCCGTTGTAGGAAAGACCTTGGAACTCTTCTGGAGAAGTAATAACGACATCCGACAAATCGTCAAGAGCGATTGCGCTGTTGACCCAATTGGTTCCATTGAACTTAAGGAATTGTCCAGTGGTCGCTGAGATAATGACAACATCAAGAAGGTCGTCAAGATTAGAAGAACCACCAGAACCAGTGGCGTCGGCAGCGGGAGCAAACTTCACGCCATCAAACTTGAGAACTTGACCAGTCGTGGCGCCAGTCGGGTCAATCTCAATATTGTCTACATAAATAACTGGAGTCTTGAATGTATCCCCAGACCCAAGAGACAAAGTGTCGGCGGCACTTCTTTCAAGAATGACATCACCAGAAGCAGCACCAGATGACCAAGTGATTCGTCCACCAGCATCAATACGAATGCGGGGATTACTGTCCTCATCAACACGAGCAGAAAATGCCTCGCTACTGGCGCTGGCAAATTCAATACCCGTAAGCGGAGTGCCTACAAACCTGGTCACGACCTCAATCGCTCCTTACTATCGGCCCCTCAGGGCCTTTGATTACTTGCGCCCGAAAGCCTGGTCGTTCGGGTTGAGATAACGCATGATAACTGGCAGTGCAGCCGCCCAGAGGGCGTTGGCAGCAGCCTTGAGGTCACCAGTTGAGGCGTAAACCGCCACACCAGCGCCAAGAACGCTACGAGCGTATGAAGCCAGCATTGCCTTGTGCTCTTTAGTTAGTTTCATTGTTTTCTCCTATCCAATTACGACCACGCGGAATGCGTTGGACGATGGTGCTGTTGAGAATGTGATTGTTACCGTGTCGGCATCTGTGCGAATCGTGTCGGCAATAACCGTGTCATACGAACTCGCATCAAAAACCTGAATGAGAACATCTCTCGTATTGAAAGAGTGAACAAGAGTGAACGATGTGTCCACTCCGTTGCCAACAGTCTTTGCGACCTTGCGAGCAAGGGTTGGGGTAGAAACACCAGAACCTTGCGTTCCCCCAGCGGCAAGGTTGTCGCGGGCACCAGCCTGAGTGGTGGCATTCGTACCGCCATTACCAATCGGTAGTGTTCCAGTAATGGCAGCAGCCTGACCGATATTGACGGCACCAAACTCTGGAACGCCACCAGAACCAGCCTGCAGAACCTGATACTGAGTACCAGCGGCTGTTACATCAAGAGAGTTGGTGCCATCCCCGTAAACAACGCCGTTGTCGGTAAACGACTCAACACCAGTACCACCAGCAGTAACGGCAACCGTAGTCGCGTCCCACGTACCAGTGGTAATCGTGCCAAGCGTTGTGATGCTGCTTTGTCCCACATATGTAGAAGCGATGTCAATGGAGTCAGCATTGGCAGTGATGCGGTCAGTCGTACCGACAACATCAATCGTGTTGCCAGTCTTGGTAAGACCGTTTCCAGCCGTAATTGAGCCAGCACCAGAGAACTGGGCAAAGGCAAGAGCAGTAGTTCCGACAGTAATTGTGCCGTTGGTAGTGAGCACCCAACCAGAATCGGCATTGACGGTTCCCTCTTCAACGAAGGTGAACGCTCCAGGCGTCACCTCTGCTGTGGAGTCAAAGTCAGTTGCGCGAACAGCAGCACCAGACGCTTGAACAACATAAATGCCGTTTTCTGATGCGGTTGACTGGTTCTTGACGAGAACACGGTCACCAGCAACGAGTGTGACTGTTGTGTCAAGCGTATCTCCAGCCTCAAGGTCTGAGGCAATTGTGAGCGGGTCGGTGGTGGCCGCACGAACAGATTGCTTGACATCAAGGCCCGAGCGGGCGGCGTCAACATACGCCTTTGTGGCGGCATGTGCTGGGTCGGTCGGCTCGGCAACCTTGATATTGCCTGCGGAATCGCGCTTGACGAGCGTGGAATTCGTTGCGTCGGATGTCGCGCCGTTGAGTAGGTTCCAAAAAGTTGAAGACAGGAGACCTGCGGAGTCGGTATCAGCGAGATTTAGCGTAATGCTGACTGTTCCATTGGACTCAGTAACAGTGATGGCGTCGGTGTATGTTCCAGCCGCCTGGACGGCGTGAATCATCTTGCGCCATGCGGAGCCCGTGTACACCTTGATGGTGTCCTCGGTGCTGTTGTAAATCATCCGCCCTTCAAAGTTGTTGGTTGCAGGGTCGGATGAAACCGACTCAAAACGACCATTCAGGATTTGATTCTGAACAAGGTCTAGATTTGTTACAAATCTTGTTGCCATTTATTCGCCCTTACGTGAGATATGCAAACCCAGAGAATGCCGCCGTAAATGAAAGAATCACCTGCGTCGTTCCGTTATATGTTACATCACCAACGACGACGGTATCCGCAGAATCCACAACAGTTACCTGCGGCTTTCCCCCAAGAGTGTGGTTGATTGTCCACTCCAGGGCTGGAGAGGCCTGAGTGTGGACATGACGCACGGTGGTGGTGCTGGCCATTCCGCCAGTTCGCACAATGACCTGATTGGGCGCATCTTGTTCAATAATGACTTGACTGGGAGTGTCCTGCTGGACATTTACCCAGTTGGGGCTGTCTTGGTTGATATTTACTGCATTAGGGGTGTCCTGCTGGACAATGACAACATTTGGGACAGCACTTGTCATGGTGCAACCACTCTTGTGACCTCTGGTGAAAGCGTTACCGTTCCCTGAACAACCCTGGACACATTGCCGCTAGCGTCCTCTATCTCTAGGTCATACACGCCGCTTGTTGTGATGGCAGAAGTGACCTCATCGGTCATACTGACCGTGACGACCCCATTTTCGTCATCAATGCTTATTCTTCCGTTTTCCGTCGTACATGTGACTATGGCAGTTGAAGAGTCAATAGTTCTTCTAATCTGCATTCTGGCGGTGTAGCCCGTCAGGTCGTAGTTCAGGTACACCTCGGGGTCTTCTGGGTCTGGGTACTGAATATTAAAGGACCGCACAAAAGTGGTCCCCTGCTCAATCAGCATGTTGTAGATGCCAGCAATCATCTTTTCTCCAAGGTTTTATTTGATTATAGACGATTGTGTCTCCGTCTTATAGAAGGCAATTATCCAAGTTGTCCAACGTCAAGCAGTCCCTGCTCAATATCGTCAAGCGTGAAGATGATTTCATCAACTGCTTCATGAACAATCTTGAAACCTACTGGTCTCGCTGACTCAACGGCAGCCAGGACGGCTGCGCTTACATCACCATCCATAGCAACGTCTGGTGTTTCAGATACCAGAGTCTTGACGGAAATCTGAAAAGGGTCTCCGCTAAATTTGGGTGTAATAACAACAGTTTTAGTTCCAGACAAAACGAATTCCGCTGCTTCCCTGATGGCTTTCCTGCTACCAGCCCCATGCCCGAAGTGTGCAGTTCTGGCCTGCCACCTGGCGTACTCCTCTTCGTCAGCAATGTAAGCCGCGTTATCTGCTGGGTCATAGACGTTTCTTAAAAATGGAGAGCCGATGAATTGCCATATCCAGTTTCTATAAGCGAGATAGAAGTTGTCTGGATGAAGAAGGGCGCTTCTTGTTCTCAAATCATCACGAGAAGTGTTGTATGGCAGTTCACCAGTTTCATACTCAAACCAGTTGGCATACATCTGTGCAGCCTCTGAAATCGGCCATGTACAGATATCCACAAACCTGAAGAGAGGGTAAGTTGGGCTGACGGACTGACCATCAAACTGCCAGTAAAAGTCAGGCATATAAACCTTTGATGCCAGAACCGCTGGAGCATTGATGAATGCGTCGTCATTTACCACGGCTGGCATCGTCATGTAAATCGGTTGAGAGCCATGATTTGAAACTTCAACCTTGGCTGTAACCGTTGTCCCAACTGAGTATTGATAGGTCATTCTGTTGGAGCGAACAACACTCCAGACGGATGCATTGTGTGCTTTTGTCTCCCCAGCAACTATCTCTGAGTTTTTGTATATTTTCGTTTCTGTCTGTGCAGCATTGACTCCAAACTTAAAGACAGACGTAAAGACAATGTTGAGTCCGCTATCTCCCTCCAGGATTCCGTTTGTTGCATTCGTACTAATAGTTACTGGCGCAGAGGATGAAGGAATAATCTTCATCACATATCTATTACTTACAAAGAAGTCATCATTGATGAGCGATGCGGTGCCGTTGGTAACTGTCCAATAAGTTGAAAGATTGTAGTCAGCAATAGGCAAAGGCGCGCCAATAATATTGACGTTGTAGAGAGCCTGTCGCTCTGTGAGTCTCTGGAGCGTCCTGGCCATGGCTACTGATTGACAGTTAGGTTGACCGTTATGTTTACAGATGCAATTTCTGGAAGAGTGCCTTTCTGTGCAAACTCCGCTTCACCGCTGACTATTGTGGAGTTAGCATCGTTATTACTCAGCGTAATTGACGAGACAAATAGCACTCCAGGTACGTCACTAATTACTGGAATGAGGGAGTTTCTGCGCAGTTTGTCAGTGAAGGAATATGAAGAAGCATTAACTGCAACATCAACCGCTTCCTTGATATTTTCTTCAACAATGAGCGGGTCAAATGCTGGGTCATAGACGGCATCAATGGTGGCGTCCAAATCTGCTAGCACGACATCAAGAACACCAATAGTTAAGCCAGCGATTGCCCTATCGGCAACTTCTGTAAGAATCTCGTACTTGACTGCGGAAGACAAAGTTGCTCCACGGCCATAAACGAAGATGGTGATATGTCCAGGTTCGGCAGCGTCGGCAAAGTCAAGGCCACCAGTATGGTCTGTCAGGTCATAAACCTTTACCCTACTGACTGCTGGAAACGTGGACAGAATAAACGCCTCAATCTGTGAAGCCTTACCAAACGATGAAGACAAAGAGCCTATGTACGTTGATGCACGGTTCAGATACTCGTCATCAGATTCTGGCTCAATTCCCTGTTCTGTTGTTGAGTCAATAGTGGCCGTATAAATGTCAGCATTAGTAGATTCAATGGCAAGAAGAGAACCGTTATCTACTGGAAGAAGAACAAGAGCCTCTGTACCCCTTGCCTCAACTATTCCAGTCGGAAGGGGGGTATTGCCAGTATTTGTTATTGCTGCAATCTGCAACTCTTCCGTAGTCTCAAAATATACGGTTATTGGCGGCTCCAAAAGGTTAAAGTCGTATCTCAAGAGAGTTCCAGCCTCAATAACTGCTCCATCGTGAGTGGCGGCAGTGAATTCAACCTCAATGAGTGGGAATTCCCCTTCATTTCTTGGTACGCCAAGAAGATTGAGAACACCACTCATCAGTCTGTTGGGCAATGAATTGATGGCACTCAGGTTCGCAGAGCCAATATATGCACATGCCTGAAGAATTGCATCCTCTGGCGTGCCCTGACGAATAGTCAGTTCTGGCATCAACAGACGGGCATACTCAAGGGATTCTAGATAAATATCCGATGGAGCCTCATTAAAGACCGTGAGGTCAATGTAGTCAGAATAATCAATTGGCATCGTCTGCGACCTCTCGTATGTCAAAAGTGAATTTTACAGAGTATTTGCCAGTCTTTTCGTTAACACTTGAGGATACGTCCCTAACATTGACTTCTGGAACAAATCTTGCAGCATTGTAGATAAACAACCCGCCGTCAAGGCCATTGAATGCAGGGTCGGCAACACCAAAGTCTGGGGTCAAAGGATTGTCCCCAGGCTCAGTGAGCAGGGCAATTGTCAATAGTTGTCTGTAATAATCGTATGTTCCTTCTTCAAGTTTATTGAAACCAGTGGAATCAAAAGAAATCGGAAACTTTATGGTGTCCATCTAAACATTCTCCCACATCATTGACCTACAGCGAGATAAGCCTTGTGGTAGTTAGGGAATATGGGTAAGTACCCGCATTGTTTGCCTCGCAGGAAACAACGACATGACCATCACTTAGCACGGCATCAAAAGTCAATCTACCGTGAACTGATATTGTAGTTTCTTCATCATATTGCATTCGCTTGACGTATGGCGTTCCGCCGACAATCAGAATGACCAGTTCTTCGTACAACTTGCCTATAGTTTCATTCTCTAGCAATAAGCACAACTTGGTTGCCGAGTTGCCCTGAATCGGATGGCGATAAATCTCAACAGGCGTATCATCTTCGTCAAGTGTTGATTTTATGATTTTTGGATTTATGTCCAAGTCTGCAATGACAATTATCTCTGATGTTCCAGAGTTCATAAATGCCAACACCACCTGCTGCTCTGGTTCAATACGGGTTATTGCTGATTGTCCAGCAATTCTCAGTGGACCATAATGAGAGTTGAGTCGTGGGACAAAGACATTGACCCTTCCATCCGAGAGCATGGACTTGACAACGCCAACGTAGAGACCCCCTGGAGCAAGCGGGTGAGATGAGGCCTTTTCCCTGTTAACAAACTTGGTCATGTCAGCAACCGTATCCCACTGGGACAACCCCAGCAAGAATGCTCCGATATGAGGTGGGAAACTTCTTCTGTATCACGATGGGGGCCAACTGAAGAAGTTGCTCAACCCATGACCTTGCTGCGCTTTCGTCGGAAAATTTGCCTAGGTGCTGGTCATCAATCCCGTATTTGGTGATTGCTGCTGCTTCTGAAAGAAGTGCTGGTGAGCCACTCTGGCACCAAACCCTCTCCAGAACAACATAATCTCCAGAATCTACATGGATAAATGGTCGCGTTGTAACGGCTCTTCTATTTTCAACATAGATAGGTCTATCCCATAGAGAGATGTTTCCAGCCTCAATGATGAACGATTCATCAAAGTTGGGCGCTGGGTAAACCATTGGTCGGGCGGCGGTCGGCGTCGGTGACTGCCTGTAAACAGGTCTTACTGTTCCTACGTTGGCGGCAGCAACAGGAACTGCCCTATCTCTCTCAGTTCCTCTATAGATTTTATATATGTTGTCTACAACCGTGCCGATAGCAATGTCTTTTATTTTTTCATCTTTAAGTTTTGTTGGAGTTCTAAAAGACACCGATACTGGGTCCGTGGACTGCTCGCGATAGGAAACCTGTGTGACAAGATATTCTCCAGCAAAGTTCGGAATGTTAATGAATTTCACTGTCATGCCAGGACGCATTCTCGTGCCATTCATCCTTTCGCAGTTGAAAGAACCATCAGCAATATAGGCGTCATTGTCTGACTGAGTGATGCTGGGTATTTCAATAAGTCTGAAATCTTCGGTCATAGTGGATGAGCCAGGCGGCCAAGACATTGGGATAAAGCGCTTGTATGGCCTGAATTTAGGATTACCGTTTTTATCCAGAACCGCCCTTCCCCTCGCGTCAAAAATTTGATTTCCTCCACTGGCGTGTGTGCCCCATTTGTTCAAAAGCCATTTTTCCTGCCCAAAATAAAGAACTCCATCTGCCTCAAAGAGCACAAATTCTGCTTCGTCAGCAATGCTCTTCATTGCGTCCCATGTAGAGGTTGCCTGCTGTGAGCCATTGGCGCTATTGATTTTGTAACTCTTGTTGGTGTTTTGTGTAACTGGAAAAAGCCCGTACCTTCTGGCAGCATTCTGAACAAATTCACTTCCAGAACCTTTGATATTTTTTGGTTCTCTGTCTCTCTTCATCTGCTGAACAGCCTTGGGACGAGCCTTGATGGTCCAAGTCGGTGAATTGCTTCCATTCTGGCCAACAGTCACAGATGCCATTTCGTAAAAAAGGCTTGCTCTTGCGAATTCTCCACCATCTGCATAGTTGCTAATAAATTTGCCAAAACTATTCACGAGAAACGGCGAGACGGTTGATGCTGTAAAAATGACTTCTCTACCAACGGTGAAGTAACCGTTTTCCGCCATCTTGAACTGGGGGTCAATGACCTGAAAAGAGATTTGACTGGCCTCATCAATGGAGTAATTGACATCAAGAGATGTAATTGCCTCTGCTATTTCCTGAACTTGCCGTGTTGATAGAGAGGCAATTTGAATTGAGTTCTTATCAAGCATGGCTGATTACGGCTGCTGTGTCCTGGGGATAGGTATTGTCCACGAATCGCTATATAGACCGCGATTATTGGCTGCTGGTGGTCTGTTTGTTGAAGTACTCGGTGGTCTCTGTTGTGACTGAATGGGTGGCAGTTTTGCCAATTGAGTGACTGGCTCAACAAACTCAGTTAGCGTCATTGATACTTCAGCAGCGCTTGCATCCATTATGCCGCTTGGCAAGAATCTTGATGTTGTTACGCTCATGTCTGCGATAACAAACTTTGCTCCAGACTTATCCTCAATGAATGGAAACCGCATTGTATTGGTAAGATACGACTGAAAATTAATCAGTGAAACTGGATGCGGCGCTCCAGCAATTGCCCTGATTTCTCTTAGTTCTGGTTCAATGCTTGAGAGCAATCCATCACGAGGAATACTTGAAGGGGAATCGTCTATCAACCTGTCTGGTGATACATCGGCGGCAATAAGGAACTTGAAAGAAACTTTTAATAGATTGTATTTTGCCCAGTCAGTAATAGCAAAGTTTCCTGGCCTATCAACTTCGTTCCACGCAGCATTGACATTGCTGTACTGGAAGGAGTTGGGAATAATTTTGAGGAGAAATCTGCGAGTAACCTGTTGAGGATTGCCGTCAGCACCAGTAATGACAAATCTCTGCATAAGGTATGGCTTATTCGCCAATTCCGACGGAGACGGTCCAAACTGCAGTCCTGGACCAAAGTCAACAGTAATAGGTGCTGGCTGTGGTCTTGGAGTGAATCTCGCAGGAGGTGCTACTGCTGGCGCACCTGGTCGCCTAGACGTTCTTGATGAAGAGGAGGAACGACCGTTTGAGTTAGCCGCTTCTGCTGCTCGCGCGGCTTGTGCGAGTCTTTGCAGGTCGCCCATCTCAAACATCCGCGCATTCGCTGCAGAAGAAGGTACTGAAACTGTCGGAGCCCTAAATTGATAGTTAGTTGTAACCGCACTCAGGCTGTTTGTATTTCCAGTTATTGTCCTTCCCCTGTACACAAAACTGTAACTTCTAGACAAAGGTGCGCTATCAAGAATTAGCATTGTTATTCTTGGATTGGGGCCAGCGCTGACCAATTTTGTATTATTTTTTTCAGTGCTTCCACCAGCAAATGATGGTATAAACCTCGTGACTGACATCGCCCATGTTCCATTGTTTTGAATTAGTTGCCTGAATATTGGAAAGCGTATGTCGTATCCCGCTAAATTGGAACCATTACTATTACCGTCAGTTATCAGAAAGTCTCTGAGAATTGTTTCGCCAGTGCCTCTGAAATATTTTTTTTGTCCTTTGTAATTAACGGCAATCCATCTTCCTGCTCCACCGAGATTCTCAAAAACCGCCCTACCTGTAACACGTGTCTGCATTGTCGGAAGAGTGCCATCATAAACTGAATCAGGAATAGTTATTTGAGTTGTCACTTGCGTTCCCTCTTGTCCCTTTGTGTTTCTTCAATCTTTCGCATCACGACATTAGCAACCACTTCTGGGTCGGATGAATTGCTGGACACAGTAAAATTGTAGTTATTGTAGGTTGACCCGCCAGTGGCCATCATTGGTCCTGGAGTTGTCATGGCTGGAACGGCTGTGTCACCAACTGGGCCTGGAACGACGTGGAGATGCCTACTGGCGTTAGTCCCATGGAACTCCGCAAATCCACCAGTGCTCTGAACAAGTTGCTGATATCCCCCAAGGTTCTGCCCAGTTAGGTCATAGGCCCTTCCCGTCACATGGTCAGAGTTCATGGAGCCGAGTCCCCAGTTTCTCCATGCAGAAGTAACATTTCTCTTGCCAGTCAACATGTCGTCCATTACTGAGTGACGGTTCATTGTTACTGCTAGGCGCGAGGATGTTGTGTCCCCAATGCCAGCGCCGCGAGGGGTTGCCGTATCGTTGTTTTCATCAACAAATTTAATAAACTTATCAGTCATCCAGTCTGGTTTTTCTGTATATTTTGCAAATACTTTGTCAAACTCTTTGACCAGCGCTTCATATTGTGTCTTGAGTTCAGTTGGAAGTTCATCTAAATTGTCACGGGTAGTATCTTCTGTGGCCACTGTTGTGAGTCCAACGCCAAAATTTTGAAAGAACTTTAGTGGGTCGCCACCAAATTGGTTAACGGAACCAGTTGTAATTTGTGCAAACAACTCTGGATTGGTTGACAGAAGACTAGTTAGTGCAGTCGTTAGGCCGCCAACATCACCCAACTGCCTTCCTTCTGGAAGGGTATTTTGTATCTGGTCAATGATGCCTGGAACTGCTCCGCCAGCAAATTCTTTTATAACAAGCATAAGTTCATCTTGAACAGAAGCAAATTGCCCTTGCATTCCCTCAAATGGTCCGCCCTTCTGGAATGCGGTTGCATTTGGACCAAAAAAACTCGTAACTAGTTGAGCCATGGCAAGGTCGCCACTACCAAATTGGGCTATCAATGCTGGCATTGACTCTTTGAAGAAATCTAGAATTTGTTTCTCTCCACCACCACGCTGAAGTTTGCCAGACAATGCTTTCGCCATTTCATCAAGAATTTTAGGTGCTTCTTTTTGCTTGATGATTTTGTCAAACACGCCTTCAGCAGATGCGTATGCCTCTGTGAAGACGTTTTTCATTTGTTCCGCTGTCTTGACTTGCAATTTGCCCATTTCCTCAAGGGCTTCCATCGCTGTCTGGGTTCCGTCAAGGAGATTTACTCCCATGGTCTTTGCTAGCGCAAGAATTTGGTCTTCTGTTTGACCAGTGTAATTCTGCAAGAACTGCATTTTGGTATTGAAAGAGTCCATGACAATTTCGCTTGCACCCATCTGGGCATTGGTCTGCTTGATGTACTCAGATACTGCGGTATCTGGCTTTTCCATCATGTCTTTCAATTGGCTCTCAGTGATTTTGATGCCAAGCGTTAGTTGATTGTCAAAAAGGTCCTGCAATAGTTCTTTGTTTTGCGCCCTGTTTCCCATTCCAGAACGAACAACATCTCCGAATGACTGTGCTTGCGACTTTTGTTTTTGCAGTGCTTCCCTGATTGGGTTAGCACCCCTCCCTGGGCCAGCCATCAGTTCGGCAATAGCAAACTCTGCAGCACCAGTAGTAATGCTTGTTAGGGTATCAGTAACTGCTTTCCTGGCCATTTTTGCTTGTGTTTTGCTCTTATTGGTCCAGCCCCTAATTGCTCCAGCAATGCCACCAAGAGCGGCTCCGACCATTGCCCCAACTGGTCCTCCAACCATGGCACCGAGTGCGGCTCCACCGCCAGCGCCAGCCAGCGCTCCACTCAAGCCACCCTGGGCATTCATGGCGGCACCAAGGCCGCCGACTGCCAAACCAAGCATCGGATTGATTTGGGCAGCCATGCCGCCGAGCGCAAGGGCACCCTGCATCTCGGCTGGAGCGACGGCACTCAGCATTCCAAGTCCCATGCCGACTCCCAGTTTTGCTCCACCGCTTTGCTGGAATTTTTGAAGCCCCTGGTTTCTGTATCTTGCCCTTCTTAGGGCCTGCATGGTGCTGCTTCTTTGAAATGCAGTCGGCTGTTGCGCCCCTTTCTCTATTCTCCTGTACTCAGCCATGTCCATGGGGCCGAACTGCTGTGATGCATAGTTGCCGAATCTTGTACCGACATTTGACATGAATCCTCTAAAACCACCACGACCAGCAGTGCCAGCGGCAGCGGCAGCGCCAGTGCTGCTCCTCAGGCCACCGCTTCTTACCCCCATGCCTTGTCTTTGTGCTGCCTGTTGCTGCATTGTGGCGAAGTTTGAACCATATGGTCCATAACTTCCAGCAGGTGCAGAACCAGCAGCGCCAGCACCCACACCTATAAATCCACCTCTGGTGCCAGCCAACTTTCCTCCAAGTTGACGCATTCCAAGTAGGGCAAATAGACCGCCAAATTGCCCCATGCCACTAAACATGCCAAACATGCTGGATGTCAGGTTAACTACCTGTGTAAGTCCGTCAACGAGTCTGTTAATGAACGGCAGAAGGGTTCTATAAAGTTTGCCAATTTCCCCAAAAAGTTTCAATATCGCAGAAACAAGTTTGCCCATCTTGTCGCCAAACTCAACGACTTCCCCCCTGTTCTCCTGAAGCCATTCATTGAAGTCGCCAAACTTTCCAGAGACAGTCTCCTTGATGGGCTGGAACGCCGCCTTTAGGGCGTCCTCAATGACGCGAGCACCCTCAATAAACGGTCTTAGGGCTTCTTTTGTGTCTTCCCATCCCTGTCTGAACTTTGCCCACCATTTGGAAATGCCCTCAAAAACTCCCTCAGTTCTTTCAGTGTATTGGTAGATAATTTTTGAATAGAGTCTTTCTATCTTTTCTGCAACATTGACAATTCCATCAGTGAACGAGTTGATTCCCCTCTTGGAGAGGGCTGGGATTGTTCTGATGAACATTCTATTGAAGATGTTCATCAACTCGCTCATGGCCTCTTTGACTGGCGCAAGAAACTGCTGTCCAAGGTCAGCAAATCTTCCGCGAACAATGTTGAAGTACCCCTTGAGTTGGTTAATGAGGGTTCCGCTCACGGCGTCAAACTGACCACTCACTCCACCTAGCGAAGACAACTGGCCGCTATTGATGGCATTGATGAGTTCTTCTCTTGTATTGATTCCCTGCTTCTTGGCTTCTTCAAGAGCCTTTTTCATTGCAGGGCTTGATGCTTCGGCTGCTTTCTTGATAGAACCCCAGGATGACTTGGTGTCCTGGAGCAAGCCGATGAGTTCTCCAGCCTTCTCAACACCTTGCTCAAGTGGCTGACCAGCAGCCGCAAAGTCCATGAGTCCTCTAAGGAGTTGCTGACTATTTGCGGTCCATGTTGAGTTCTTGGATACTGCAGCAAATGCCTTGTTGAGATTCTCAACACCGATGAAAGCCATCTCACTGTCGGAACTAAGAGCCCTCATCAGAACTCTCGTCTGGTTCAGCCCAGAGCCGAACTGCGGAAGAGTATTGGTCTTGTAGGCGTACATTGCCGCCTGTTGTTCTCTCAATGCAGCAGCAACTGTTGACAAGGCAAAAACAAGTCCAGTAGCCGCAGCGCCAGTGGCATCAAGGGCCCATCGGTAGGCTTTCATTATCCCCTGACCAGCGGCAAACAGTCCATGGATACCAACGAGCGAGACGCTGAGAATCGCTAGTTCGGCAATAACGGCTTTGGTGGCAAGTTTCATGCCCATTTGCATGCCCTTGCCGAACATCTTGGTCAACTTGTCAAGTTCATCAAAGTGCTTCTTCCAGACCACTTGCTGCCCATTGAGCATTCCAGTGAGGTTTTTTGTACTGCTCCGCATGCCAGAATGGGCATTGATGCGGTCGGCAGTGCGGGCAATTTCTTTGAGTTCCCGATTGACTCTTTTTGCGCCACGAACGTCAGAGTTGACTTCAATCTTGATTGTGACTTTTTCGTCAGCCATGCCATCTCCGTGCGCAACGACGCGAAGACCAAGAAACTACTTGTTTTTCTTGGCCTGTTCTTCGCGGTCTCTGGCAACCACTTTAGCACAAGCAAGCCTAATGACCCATTCGTCATCAGTTGAGTCAAGAATCCTGACTGGGTCAGTTCCGAAGACTTCTCCCAGCCTCGCGGCTGAGATAATTACAGCCTCATCGGCTAAGTCTTCTATGACCCCTTCGTAGGGTCCACGGTATCTACGGTCTCCCCGTAGCCAGCCGCATCAAGAATCGCGAGGGCAGCAGCCTCAATATGTGGGTCAATTCCGAAGAATGCACGAACTGCCTCTGGGATTGGACGGCTAGTATCCGTCATCTCCATGATTACTGGAGAGGCAAAGTTCAGCGGATAGCCCTCTTCGTCCATGACCTCTTCGCCGTCAAAGGCGATTCCGACGGTGGTGTGTCCGATTACCGAACAAGCAAAGCGGGTGGCATCCATGCCGTTCTTGCTGTCCTCGCCAGCAGCCTTGCGCCAACGACGCATATCATGCTGACTGATGTTAGGGGAGATGATGAGGGTCACATTCGGACGCTCTGGAACCTCAAGGTGAACAGTCTGGCGCTCAACCTTCTTGGAGATTGTCTCCTTCAGGCGGTCAAGGACAGTTGGCTGCGCAGGGGCCGACTTGGCGCCCTTCTTTGGCTCGGGGGTTTCTTCTAGGTAAAGGGAGTTTTCGCTCATGCCAGAAACCTAGCACACAGCACCCACCCCGTGGGAAACTACCCTGTAAAGAGATTAACTAATCAGGCGTTGGTGCTAGGACCAGTGACGTTCTGGACCGAGAAGGTCAGAGCAAACGTCGCTGGGGCACCCGATGAAGAGTCGCCGTCTGGCTCGGTCAGGCCAACCAGGAGGCAGTTGCTGTAGATGCGGTCGTTGCCGTTCACCTTGAGGTCACAGTCGTATGTAGCAACCGTGATGTTGTAGTAGGCCTTGCCAACTCTGTCGCGGAGTAGACGCAGTTTGTAGGCAATACCATTGTAGTCATCAGACGGAGTTACGTCATCGTCAAAGTGGGCGGTTAGCGTGATGTCGCCAATCTCGTATGGGGCGCACAGCACCGTCGGGAACTGAGCACCACCCTCGTAGATTTTCTCCACAGACGCGGTGATTTCTCCACCTGACACCTGGGCAAAGCGGAACTCATTCCACTTTGGGGCCCCAGTGGTCACTGGGTCAATTGTCGCAAGGACCTGTCTCTGGGATACTTTTGCCATTGTTTATCTACTCCTAGACAATAGATGTAGTCAGGTTGGACTTGACGATTGTGACGTTAATCTTGTCGCCAATGCTGGACACCCTGATTCCAACCTCGGCCTTGATGGTGCCATCGGCTAGTTGGGTGAGTGGGTTGATGGATGGGTTGCACTTGACCGTGTAGCCAGGGTCAACCTGAACACCAAAGGCATCAAACGATGGGTACAGGGCGCCGAGGTTCTTGAGACCCTCAAGGAGACTCACAAGGCGCGACTCCACCGAAGCCAGGACGATGTTTCTGCCGTCAATGACAGAGAACACCAGGTCCTCAAGCGAGGTGAAGGCTTGCGTCACCACTGAGTTCAGAACATCCTGAGCAGTGTAGAAGCGGAAGTTGGCGACATCAGACGAGCATGAGCGTGCACCGTAGATACGGATGGTGTTGCTCAGAACGCGGATAGCGTTGACCTTGCCGTTGTCAAGAAGGTCGCCGTTGGTGCGGTCAATATCTGTCTCAACTCCATTGACGAAGCGCGAGCGTGACATCAGGCCAGCAGCAGGAGCGTGAGGTCCAGTCTGGTTGTGAGCCTGCGCACGCTTGGCAGCCACATAGCCAGTCGGAGGAATCAGGCGATTCACGCCATTCACGCTAGTCGGCACATACACCCACGGGAAGTAGTAGGCCGCGTGCTCGGCATGCTCAAGGTCGGTGATTTCCTCAGCATCAGCAATTACCGTTGACACAGAAGTGCCAGAGGCTGAGTGGAGAAGGGCGATTCTGCTGTGAGTGTTGGCGTGCTCAACCAGACCCTCTTTTACCGTGTCGGAGGTATTCTCCACAACCGCCACGGCGCCATCGCCGTATGAGTCATTGAACAGTTCAAGAGCATTGACATAGTCAGCAGCAACAACTGCAGCCCTATCATCGTCACCAGCAGAAAGCGCCGTAGCAGCGAGAACCGCTGGGAGTGGGTTGTTGTTGGTTGAGTTATCGTTGCTCGCAACCACATACGGAGAAGCCTCAACGCTGGTGTTGATGGCGTTGATAATGCCAGTCACGGTTGACTGGGCGCCAGTTGCGAAAATCTCCACATCGTCAAGAAGAATCTTGACGTTTCTGTCACCAGAGGCATCAACAACCTGAACCTTGATTCTGGTTGACCAGTTGCCCTCGCCAACAGCAGTGATAGTGATGGTGTTATCGTCGTCGCCGTCATCAAGAGTCAACGAACCAGAGTCAGCAGCCGAACCAACCACTCTTGCGACATAGGCGCGAGTACCGCCCTCCTCAAAGAAGGTCTGGACTGTCGGGTGGAGGTATGAGTAGGACTGATAACCGCCGAAGTAGGTCTCAAACTGCTCAAGGCTCTCAACCTTGACTGGAGCAGTGGTGGTGCCGCGCTCAGCGAGACCAACAACAAAGAACTGTGAAGACGCACGAACAGTCGCGGTTGAGGGACCAGTTCTTACTGCTGTTTCAATTACAATGCCTGGCATTAGTTACCTTCCTGCTGGTCAGAGGGGGAAGACTCGGTGTCTACAAGCCCCAATTGTACAGATGACTCTGGCTCCTCCGATGCAACTGTTTCAGAAACAGTTTCCTCATCTGGCGCTGGAACATCATTCTTCTTTTTCTTGCTAGAGATATACGACTTAGGCTCTTCATAGGCATCAACGACCTGAACAGACTTGAGCGTCTTGTTGGCAAGCCCCTCGGCAACGCCCCTGGCGGAGCCAGCGAAAACAGCAATTTCCCCTGGGAAGAGAGCAAGTCTTGGCTCACCAACCTCAATAGTTCTTCCAGCGACGTTTTTAACTACGACAGAACCAGCAGGGAACCCCGATAGGGAATCACCCTTCTTGACCTTGACGTTGACGACTTTATTCTGCATTGACTACTCCATGCTCCGAATGTCTAGATTGTACAACACGCAAAGGTTTCGTGTGCCCAATTCAGGTAATCATCCCATAAGTTACATCAATCTCTTGAATTTGCCCAAGAGTTCTTCTTGAGACAATTTCATGGATTGAAAGAGTGTATGAGAGGTAGGAACCAGCGAGAACCCTGTCGCCCTTGAGCAGCGTGAGGTCAGAGAATTCTTCTCTGAGTGACGACTCGTCAATTACGGCCTTGAATGTGTTTCTTGGGTCCTGGGCCTGAAGGCATGGATAGTCAAGCAGGGCTGAGCGAAGCACTGTTGTCAACCTGTCCCTCATGAGCGTTGACTCATACGACCCCTCTGTCCTTACCCAAACATAAGTTCTCATTGAATAAGTCACGTTGTAGAGGGGGTCAGAACCAGAGAAGTCAATTCTCTCCATGCCATTGGTTGATATGGCCACGGTGATAATGGTGGGCCAACTGTCCAGAGCCAGCGGCTCATAGGTAAAAAACGAAACTGGAGTAGGAAGAGTGATGTCGTCCACATTCCAGCCATTGCGGTAATCAACGAGTCGTGTTGGGATGTCTCGTTGAAGGTAGTCGTTGACATATTGCTTGGCAAACTGTGGACCATGCATTAGGTATGGAGTTGTCATGAGCCACCACCCAGTGCGCCGATTTCCTTCTCGCCACCAACGACATACTGAGCGACCTCTTCTCCCAGTTCTCTGGCGAATCTAGGTGGCTCAAAAATGACTTTTCTCGCTGGCATACGAGAGGTGCCGTACTGATGAAATTTGGCGAACTCAACCGAAGTGCTAAATGAAGCACTTGTGTCATTTATTGTAGTGTCTGCTGCTGCAAAAGAAGTGACCGACCTGAACAGTTTGCCGCTTCTAAAAAGAATGGGTGCCCCAGGAAAGTTTCTTGATTTCCATGCCCCATAGCGTGGGGACAATGGCTTCCATCCGCCAGACGGTAGGCCAGCCTGGGCGAAGTTCTCGGCGTTAGCGAGTTCAAGTTTTCTCTTAGCCCAATTGAAAACTGGCTTGAGATTTTTGGCTCTTTCCTGCATGTCGTCCATCAGGTCGTAGACATCATCTTCGCCAATCATTATGACGTAGACATCTCTATTGTTTCTAGCCATCAGCCAACGACCTTGCGTCTTCTGTATTTCCTGACCGACATGAGTTCGCGCTCGGAAAACCCAGTCTCCAATGGAGCGACATTTCTTGTATTTAGGTCTTTGACACCCACAACGTCATCATGCATGTTTTGCATCTCACGGGTTGCTGCTCTGAGAATAAGACTTCTGAACATAGGAATTTGCGTTCCATCAAGACCAGCGGTGTACGTGACCTCTACCGTGTCGTTTCCAATGAGATTAGCAATGTCAATGCCAAATCTTCTGACGATGTACTCGGTTGTCTCCAAAGTTCTCTCTACCCCGTTAAATGGGGTAAGTTTGACTTCCTCAACCTCAACTACAGGACTGTTTCTCAAATAGATGGTTTCTGGAGGCATTGAGTAGTTGACGATTGAGTTTGCTGTATTGCCTGGATATGTGTAAAAAGAACTCTCGGTGCTGGTGTTGTAGAAGAACGATGTCATCGGCATCGGGTCGTTGACCCCAGGAACAACATAGGTCTCCGTAAACTCTTGTAACTCAATGGGTCTATTCAGGTAAGCCTCAAGTTCGCTCTGCAGTCCTTCAAGAACGATTTCTGCCGCATCTTGCTGGCGCAGCGAGAAAGAGATGTCCATGTACGTGACTAATTCAGACACTGAAACAAGCATCATCTTCTCCTATGAAAACGTGTCCGAATAGACACGTAGATTCAGCGACGACGGCGAAGTCTGCGGGCGCCCTCGCGGATTACGTCTACTGGACGCTCCGCCTCAACCTCACCACCACCGACGCGACGACGGACATTCTGCGTGACTGAGCGGCCAAGGCGACGCAGCAGGCCCAATGAACGGGCAGTACGCTCTCTCGCTGTAAGTCTTGCTCCTGGCATAAACACTCCTTAGGGTTGTTTACGGCAAGTGTAGCATTTATCTGTCTGGGTTTGGTGGCGTTTCAATGGAGATGCCACCCTTCTCTACCGCTCCAGGCGGAGCCTCAACTGGCACCCATGCGCGCGAATACTTGTGTTCCGAGGTTTTGCGTTGCTTGATGATGGTGTTGTCCATCATTAGGTCAAATTCCATCTTTTTCATGCAAAGAGTCCTATCCAGCGATGGTCTGTCGCTGTGACCTGATGCAACAAGTTTACGCACAATCGCAGACATGGGCTTGGCAACGAGAGCGCCTCGCCCGCGATTGAGGCGAAGATGCATGAGCATGGCGTCGTACTTTCCACAATCAATCAGGACGCAAGGAACCAGCCCATCGCACTTTTCTCTAATATTCTTGACATTCTTTGCGAGGAGTACGCGCTCATTGCCGTCAATAACTTCCATCGTGGAGGCATGGACTGTGACTGGCGCGATGAAACCGAGGTCCATCAAGGAAGAAGAAAGAGTCAACAGGTCTGGCCTGAGAATATAGGTTGACTTGTATGGCGCAATAACCAGTTCATCAACATTGATGTAATCAATCTTCATATTCATTTATTTCCTCTTCTGCGGCTTTTTGTGCAGCCTTCACTCTGAGTGTATGTGCCTTTGTCTTCGGCCCAACTGGGGCGGCGGCATGTACGGAGATTTCGTTATGCAAAATGTTCCTGATGAGCCAGTTCATGGGGTACGAATAAGGGTCGGCGGCGTGCTTGCGTCTAAAGTCGGCTACATATGCCTTTGCCCGTCGCTTATCATCCTCAGACAAGTAGTGCGTCTCTATGCACTCCTTCGCTCCGTCAATGCCTTGGCTAGCGTAGTACTCAATGAGTTTCTCAATGTCAAATTCTGGCCACCAACGCCTCTGGGCATCAATATTGGGCCAAATCTCCACGAGCCTGTCATAGAATTCTGGCTCGGTAGCAATCAGGTCACCAATACGGCGAATAGCGACCGAGTGGAGCGGAATGCCAACTCTGGTGTTTGAGCCAGTAAGTGCCGCAAGGTCGTAATACTCGCAATATTCGGCATTGTGCTCTTCCGTGATGAATTTGAATACATCGTCAATTTGCCAGTCGTAGATAATTTTGGCAAATTTCAACGGAATTGACTTTTTGAGCCTGTATGGGGTAACTATGTAGTTTTCGTGCAATTTTTGCACACAAGAGCGATAGCGAACCATTGACTCAGCAGCCCTAACGCCAGTAATGAAGGCCACTTTGCCCTTTTTGCCCTGCATTGTGTAGTAATCAATTGCTTCCGTCAGGGCTTGCCCATCTGGGATTCCGAAGTGCGCTGGAGTGATTGCGAAAGGTGGCATTGGACGCACCCAACGACCAGTATCTCGCCTCTCATGACCCCAGAGCACAACTGGGTCTCTAGTGCCAAGAGTCCACACCTCGCTGCCAGATGTTAGGCAGTACCACTCCATGTCAACCCAGTCGTATTCGCGAATCTTCATCGCGTAGTTGGCAACAAGCGGGCTGACCATCTCTTCGTCACGGAAGATGACCTTTACAGGTCCGAGTCCCCTCTCCTCATGAATTTCTTTAGCAAGGTAAAGAACCGCTGTGCTGTCTTTTCCTCCAGAAAACTGAACGCAAACAGTATCAAAAGTATCATAGACATGTCTAATCCTCTGTCTCGCGGCCTCAACCACATCTATGTCAAGAAACATCCGCTGTCGCGTCATTACTAGACCTCTATGTGTTGGTCAATGAAGTCAATCAATTTCTCCGCAACCGTGTTCCCAGCAACCGCTGGGTCGTTACGAAGCCACTTGATGAATTCATACCAACGACGCTGCTGTTGAGGGTTGTCAAACACGATTGTGTATTGAACAACCGCCTGTGGAGCAGTTGCCGCACCGCCCTGAGTGACAGTGCTGCCCTGTGTGGCGATTTCCCGATGGTCAGCATCCTTAGGGGCATTGATGCGCAGTTCACCATCCTCATCTTCGCTAACCAGGGCGGATATTGCCCTACCAGCCATTTCTGCGGCAGCATTGATGATGGGTTGAATCACTGGGGTCGTGTAGGACGATGTCTGCTCGTCGTTCCAGGTCTTTCGCTCAACCTGCTCTTCCATCTCGGCAATTTCAAATTCATCCCAGCCAAGACCTTCAAACAACTCTGGATAAATATCCGCCACCTCAACCAACATCTCATTGAGTGCTGATGCCTCAGTGTGTCCAAGTTCCATCGTGCGGTTGTCAGCAAGAGCAAAAGCAATAGCCCTGCTGTCGTCCACTTCATAGCCGACGGCGGCAATGTGGCTCCACCCAAGACGCCTGGCTGCCTCTAGTTGGTGGTTACCAGCAATAACAGTTGATGTGCCGTCTTCATTGGGGCGCACGACAATCGGCTTCACCTGACCAAACTCTGCATAGGAGGCCATAATCGCGCCTATGTCGCCACGACGAGGATTGTTCTCAAGTGGGATAAGGGTTTCAATTGGAACCAGCAATCCCTCAAGTGCCTGCGCAACATTGTGTTTCAATTATTCACCTGTACTCTCACATTGGCGTTCAGTGTTCGCATGGCATCAATGGCAGTTCGCAGAGAAAGCAGTTTCTCGCGTTTTGCCTTGACAAGTGCTTCTGAAATTTTGTAGTCAAAGTTCTCGTCAGCCATCTTGTAGTCGGCCCATGCCTCGCGCTCTTTGATTGAACCCTTGGCTGACAGGTACTCCTTTGCCCAGTTGGACTTGTAGAGAGACTCTTTCTTGGAGGCATCTTCAGCCAACTTCTCAAAAGCCTCAGTCTCTTCCTCAAGTTCGTCAATCAGTCGGAGCAATTCGTGCTCAATGTCAACTTGACTAATTGGAGCATTCCTGGAAATCAATTTATTCTCCGTTTGTTGTAGTGGTCCCCGATTCTAGCGGGGACCAGTCAACTTTGTCCAGTGCTTCCAGTTGGGTTTTTGACCATGACCATTCGGACAGTCCGAGCCTGGCTTGGGCCATTTCCATCAGAACCCATGCATCGCACATGTCGTTCCCCCCAGAGCCAGCAAAGACAATTCCAGTTTTGGCAGATATGGCAGAAATAACTTCTCCCTTAGAGGCGTTCCCCTTGCCAGTTGCAAACTTTGCCCTTGATGTTGGCGGTACCTCCACATATGGGATGCCGTTTTCCCAGAGCCTCATTCTGACGCAACCACCAAGTTCCCCAATACTGTGGGCTTGACTATTGCGAGAGGCAAATGAGTAGCCCTCAATAACAGCGTGGGTGATGTTTTGGGCAACAACAAGTTTCATAATCTCTGAGGAGATATGAAACAGTCTTTCTGCACCACGTTTGTTGGTCGTAATGAGGTTGAGTTGTGAACCGAAACTAACCCCACTTGAGGTCAGGGATAGGTCCAGGGCGATGATGTTGATGTTGCTCATAATGTAAAAATCATCTTACTTAACAATCGGCACAAGGTTGAGATGGTATATTGAATGCGTCCCCCTGAGTCAAATGGAGAACATTAATGTCAACAGGAATTTCAGCCCCAATTACCATGACGCTTGGTATTCCAGGCACCCTGGCAACCACGAGCGAGGTCAAGGTTCGTATGCCTTTCGCTGGCGTTATCACGTCGGCCACGGTAGCAGTTACCACCGCCCCAGTAGGTTCCGCCCTCACCGCCGACCTCAAGGTTGGTTCGGATGTTGCTGCCGCCTTCTCAATCGCGGCTGCTGGCACATCTGATGACGGCACCCTCACTGCTGCCAACTGCGATTTCGCCGCTGGCGACATCGTGACCCTGGACATCTCGGGTATCGGCTCGGGCACTGCTGGTGCCAACATCGTGTGCGCCTTCACCGTCTACAACAAGTAATCAGTTTTCAAAACTGCAGAGAAGCGTCCCTTCGGGGGCGCTTTTTTGTTGCCCAAATTATTGCCAGTTATGCTTCGCTAGGCCTAGTTCAAAAGCCAGTTGCGGATAGTTTCCAATCCGCCTATGGCAGTCACGACAGACGCACATGAGATTGTTCTCATCAAGGATAGAGCCACCCTGAGAGCGTCTCACTATCTCGTGAACATCTACTGAACGCTTGCGCGTGTAGGTGGCCACACCATCATGTTCAGCGAACACTGGACAGGCTTGGCACATTGGGTTTTCGCTGAGAAGCCTCTCAACCAGCGGTCGGCGTAGCCTGTACTCCGCTTCCTTCTTCTTTGACCTGTGGCGCAATTTAGATGCTCCCAGGGTCAATGTCGTCAAAAGTCCACCTGTTGTCAAGGGCATCCCAGAGAGACCTATCAATAGCCGTTTCCTCAAGGTCGTAGTCCCTAAGCATGGCGCGGTGTTTTGTTATTGCCCTCTTGAGAAACGAGACTTCCTGCCAGCCGTCTGACTTGGCCACTTCGCCAGTCTCAATCATTGAAACGACATCATCAAGACGACGCTGGACATGAAATAGAAAGCGCTCCACCTTGGTGATTTTGAGTTTGTAAGCCTTTTCTGACTCAACAAGCAACTTCTTGCCGTGATGGCCCATTTTCTGATAACGCTCGGCATCGTTGATTGCGTCGGCCTTGATGTTGTCAATCTGCTCTTCCAGGTTTTCTACCAAATAGGTAAGGGCGGTCTTCCACCTGCCCCAGTTTTCTGGCTCCATCAGGATTATTTTTTGGTTGGGCGAGAGGCGATTTTTCACCTCTTCTGCGACCATCCGAGCAAAAACGTCGTCGGTAATCATCACTTTCTCCACGCTGGACAGATTGATTGATAAGAGCACCAGTTACACAGAATTGACTTTATTGGCTCAAACTCGCCAGTTTCACAGCAAACGTCAATCTGTTCTTTTGTTGACACAACAAGTTGCTCGGCACTGGTGAGGCTTTTTTCGGTGACCTTGTCCCTAAGCCGCTTGCCCTCTTTCAGGAACAGGAGTTCAACTTCTTCGGGTTCACCAACGCCTTCCGAGCGCAAGAGATGGGCATACAGGTTCAACTGGAAGAACTTCTCGCCTGCATACTGAGGCTTGGGCACCTTGCCAGTCTTGTAGTCGGAGATGGTTATCTTCCCATTATTGACGACAAACCTGTCTATGAACCCCTTGATTTTTACTCCGCCAACCAGACCATTCACTTCTCGCTCAAGTCCAGTCGGTGAGATACTCATGGGGTCTTCAAGTTTCCACAGGTTCTCCACGCACCACCACGAGTTCCATCGGAACATGTGCAGTTGCTTGTCGCCCTTCACCCATGGGGTTACCTCATCTCGCCACTTTTCTTCCCAAATCTTGGAAGCAAGAGTGCGAGCAAGGGCAATATCCCTCAGTTCTGGGTCGTGACGATAGAACTCCTCCATGATGTCATGGACGAAGTTTCCCATCAGGGTTGCCTCTGTTGGGTCGTCAGTTATCCCATCAATTTTGCTGAACTTGAATTTCAGCGGACACTGGTTGAAAGTGCCTATGGATGATGCAGAGAGATGAGGAGGCGGATTATGAATCGGCATCTTCATCCACAACAGTGGCGTTTAGCGAAAGAGCGACGCACTGTGTGATGAGAGCATCAAGTTGTTCTTCCGTTGCCGTGGTCTTCGTGGGCTTGGGGGCACCACCAGACCAGTTGGTCCAGAAAGAGTTCAACTCATTGCGCTGGTCTGCGCTGAGAGACTTGCTGAGGGAAACAAACTGTTCCCACAACTGGGAAATCTTCGGAGCAACCTGAGGAGCCTCCTCAACCACATCGTATTCCATCGCCTCTTCGGTGCGAGCGAGGTAGAGGCCAATGCCAAGAGTCTGTGCTGCTTTCTTGAGTGCGTCGGACACGGCGCCCTTCATCTCGTCACCGAGGTCAACAATGTCGTCCTGCTTAGTGCGCTTGATTTTCTGCCCACCGATACCGTCTCGCTTGACGAGGACGTTCTGACCAGCGGGATTCTCAATGATTGCCTCAAGGGTCACATGGGCGACGATGAAATCAGGGTCAAGAGCGTCACGCTCGCACTTGTTGATTTGGAAGTTCCAGCGACCAACGCCAACAACCTTGTTGAGTCTGGTGATGACCTCGCTGACGGGAATGTAGGTGAGGTACGCCCCACCTTTCTTGAGTTGACGCTCAACTTCCTTGGGGAAGGGTTCGGCAAACTGCTTGTAAATATCACTCATTGGTTTTCTCCTTTTCTAACAACAAGGCTGGCTTTTGCTTCGCCAGTTTCGCAGTAATTATCGGCGTTGATGCCGATTTTATTTAGTTCGCCAACCCGCCAATAGGAGGGCTGAACGTAGTCAAGGAGTTTAGCGACAAGTTCTTCATTTGTCAACAACACCTCACCAGTGTCCATATCCACGGAAGACTCAATAAGCCTGTGCGCCACATCCCTGGCAAGGTCAGCGTGACGCCAGCCTTTTCTGTCAAAAGCAACTTTGCGCTCAATTTGGGCACCATTGGAAAGCGCAAGGTCTTTGGTGGACAAGTTTTCCATCAAGTGAGACACGAAGGCGGCAAGACCGTCGTAGACGGAGGCAACGTCCCTTTTTGCGAGATTGAGTTGAAGAAGTGCCTCAGAGGCATGCTCCATCGTCGGCTCGGCATATGAATATTCCAAGACCATGGCATCAAGGTCAAGGATTGTTTGTCTGAGTGCGCCAATGGCAACTCTGAGGTCGTCTGGGACCACTTATTCTCCTAGTAAGTCGGGTTTGCTAGACGATGATACTGATTGCTCGTCTCTGTGGCAACCCAAGTCCAGCCAAATATGTGAATGCTCCTACGGCGGAGTCCACTTGGTCGTCGTGGTCACAGGCCTCAGGAAATGACGAAAATTCATCAAGCCAATCAGTCAGCCATGCCCCCCTTGCGACCCTGACATTGCCATTAGCAAACGCGGCAGAAAATGGTCTAGCCCTTGTGACCTTGTCCCCAGTAGAGCGAATGCCCTGAAAATCGTATCCAGGAAGCACATATCTTGCGTATTGGTCAACTAGGGCTTTTCCAGAAGAACCAGGTTCTTGCTCCATTCTGATGGGGACAGCATGTCCGTCCTCATAGGCGGTTTGGGCAATCAACTGCTCAACCTTCTCGCCGCGCACTCTGGCTTTCTTGACATCCAAAACGTAGGCGATTCCTTGGTCAAACATCATCAATGTACCGACAGTCCAGTCTGGATTGGGGTTTGAATAACTTGGCTCTGTAGCCGCCAAGTCCCAGAAACGGACAACACGAGCCGATGACTGGACCTGAGGTATTTCTGAGTGGTCAATGATGATTGCCGATGTTCTGTCAAAGAGCGTCCCTAGGGTGGTGGCAAACCAGTCGCCCTCCTCCAGCCTTCTTCTCTCAATAGGGTCAAGGGCAGAAAGGGCTTGACGGTACGAGGTGGCATCAATTCCAGGGTTGTCGGTCAGTTTGGAGGGCACGAAAATTCTGCCATTATCAATGCCCTCAACAATAAATCTTTGTCTCACCCAGTTGGGTGCTGGGTTGGATGCGGCCCTCATTCGGAGGGGAACCTTGGAAAGTGGTCCAGTAGCAGGGCGACGCAGTCGGGAGAACAGGTACCTATAGTCAGATTCACGAATTTCAGTGACCTCATCCATGCCGATGAACTGGAACTCAGAACCCTTGTATCGGAGGTAGTCGTTCGTGTTGTTCAGGTATCCGAAGGAGATTCTGGCCCCAGATGGGAAAGTCGCAACATAGGAGTTGGCGTTCCAATGAACGTCGTCGTAATTGTCAATCCATGACTTGAAGCGGTCCATGAGTGCTCCTGGGAGCGACAAGTCAGCGAAGGTGCGGCGGAAAAGAATGGCTGAATAGCCAGGAATATCCACATACTGCAATGCTGACATCAGAAGAGCGGATGACTTGCCTCCACCAGCCGCTCCCCCGAACAGCGCCTCAATGGCATAGGTTCTTAGAAATACCTTCTGGGTTATGGATGGCTGTTCTGGACAAAACCCAGGCATCTTCGGCTGAAGATACTCTAAAACTTTGTTCCAATCTGTTGACATAAATATGCCCTCCGACAGCCGTTCGTCGTATAAGGTAATGTTGTTCATATGCCAAGGCAGCCAAAACCATCACTACAGCAAAGAGCCAAAGCCCGCCTTCGCGTGTTTTGGGTCTCCATTCAACGCTACATCAAAGCGATACTTACTAGGCAGACATTCGCCAACCTCTTTATGCTGTCGTTTATACTGTTGACCAGTATTGGCGCGGGATTATTCAACCCTGCCCTTGGTTTTATTGTGGCTGGTGTGGCATGCGGAATATTCGGATTCCTTTTAGGGCTTGAGTAAAAAATGGCCTGGAATAGTTATCAAAATAAGTCACTGAACTCAGGTTCTTCCAAGGCGGCAATAGGTCCTGGCGCCCCCATCGCAATGAACCCCGCCTATGCAGGCCGTGGCTACAAGGACTCATGGGACATTGAGCGCGTTTATCGCGAGGGCATGCAGAAGGTCACTTGGGTGTCGCGATGCATTGATGCCATCGCTGGAAACCAGGCAAGGCTTCCAGTCATTCTTCGCAAGGATAACTCACCTGACGGGCAGATTCTTGGCGGCAAGGCGGCTAAGGACAGCCCCCTGTTGAAAATCTTCAATACCAAAGCGAACATAGGAGAGAACTCCTTCATCTTCCGATACAGGCTTTCCTCACAGATTCTCATGAGCACCAGAGGTGCGTTCATTGAGAAGATTCGTTCCAGAGACGGAACCGTTATCGCCCTGAACCTTTTGCCACCGCAGTCCACCGCGCCAATTCCAGACCCAAAGAACTTTGTCGCTGGCTATGAGGTCATCATGCCAGACGGCAGAACAATCATCATGAAGCCAGATGATGTGGTCTGGATTCGCAAGCCACACCCGCTTGACCCGTACCTCTCAATGACGCCTCTTGAGTCCGCTGGTGTCGCCGTAGAGATTGAGAATCTTGCAAAGGTCTATAACAGAAACTACTTGCTGAATGACGGTCGTCCTGGTGGACTAATCGTCCTCAGGGGGGAAATTGACGAGGACGACAAAGAGGAAATCAAGAATCGTTTCCGTGGAAACCTGAGCAGAACGGGTCAGACAACGGTTATTTCTTCGGACGAAGGTGTTGATTATGTTGACACATCTGCGTCTCCCCGTGATGCGGCCTACATGCAGATGAGGCAAATCACAAAAGAGGAGATTCTTGCTTCATTCGGAGTGCCAGAGTCGGTCATTGGCAACGCTGCGGGCAGGACATTCAGCAACGCCGCAGAGGAGCACAGAGTCTTCTGGAACGAAACAATGCTTCCGCATCTGGAAATTCTCGGTCGCGCCCTTGACGAACTTGATGAAAACAATTACATTGACTTTGATACATCGGATGTTCCAGTCCTGATTCTGTACGAGCAGGAGCGCCAGCGCTACCTCATGGATGAGTTCCAGAATGGACTCATCAGTACCAACGAGTACAGAATTAATTCTGGACGCAAGGATGTTCAGAGCGACCTTGCTGACTCGCTTCTCATGAACCCGAATCTCACCCCCATCGCCAATACCAAGAAGAAGATGGAAGAGGGTCCGCAGGCACAGATGCCAGGTGCTCCAGGAATGCCAGGGATGCCAGGGATGCCAGGGATGCCAGGTGCCCCAGGTGCTCCAGGAATGCCAGGAATGCCAGGAATGCCGCCAACTGACGCCGCCCCAGAAGGACCGCCAGATGCAACGACCATGCAGGGCGCCATGCAAATTGCTGCCCAAGCAGCGGAGCCGCCAGCACCAATGGGGCCAAACGATGCTCCACCCGAAATGGCCACCACAGAAGAGCCACCAGCACCACAACAAATGTCGGCGTTGGCTAACTCGCCAATTCAAACCAAGGTGGACCAAGAATTGGACCAAGCGTCCAATATTGCCCTCACTAGATGGACCCAGATTCTTGACAGAAGCCTAGAGAGAATCTTTGAGAGGCAACAGAGGGTCGTTCTGGAAAAGGCCAGCGGAGCCAAGGCGAAGAAGCAACTCGCCACGGCATCCTTGGAAATTGACTCCATCTTCAACAGGGAGACATGGACTAGACAGATTGAGGAAGACATCAGGCCAGTCCTGACTTCCATCATGAATGATGCCCGCGAAACCTATGCGGAGAAGCGTCTACCGATTGCCCCATTCACCCGAGAGGATGCCATCGCTCATGTGAATTCCCAGATTGAGCGCATCAATCTAGTGAATGACGAGACATTTGGTGAACTGAGTGCGTCAATGTTCACTTCCCTCAACGCCCCAGATGAGGACATCCGAAGCACGCTTTTCAGGAGTTCAATCGTCTCTACGTTCACTAACCTCTTGGGCAAGAAGAGGCCAGAAATCGCTGAACAGGAAGCCCGTCGTGCGTGGAACGCTGGCGTCCAAGGGTCATTTCAGTAAATAATTTACTGAAACATACGCATAAGCGTCATTACTTGCATCAACAGGACCCGCCGTTCGTTTATTATCAAAGAAGACCAAGGGAGTCTTATGTCTTTTTCTGATATTGAGTTCAAAGCGAGTTCTGGAACATTCAATGTTGACCAGGCTCAGGGCATCGTTGAGTGCTTCGTTGCTGGCGTCGGAAACAAGGACAGCGTCGGTGATGTTCTTCTCCCAGGTGCTTTTAACTCAAGTCTGAAGCGACGCAAGCCAAGAGTCGTCTGGGGACACAACTGGAATGACCCCATCGGCAAGGTTTTGGAGATTTACGAAGTTCCCCCAACCGACTCAAGACTGCCAGGAAAGATGAAGGCTGCTGGAATCGGCGGTCTTTACGCTCGCGTTCAGTTCAACCTCAATTCAGAGAAGGGCCGTGAGGCTTTCGCCAATGTTGCCTTCTTTGGTGAGGAGCAGGAGTGGTCAATTGGCTACAAGACCATTCAGGCGTCTTTTGACCCTAATCTTCAGGCCAACATCCTCAGAGAGGTGGAACTTTACGAGGTTTCCCCAGTTCTTCATGGAGCCAACCAACTGACTGGCACGATTTCGGTTAAGTCAGATACTACTCTGGCGGATGAGGAGAAGGGTCACGGAATGATGGGCATGCCAGGCATGCCGCACAGCCCTGGAATGCCGTCTGGAATGATGAAGCCAATGGCGCCGAAGCCACAGCAGGCCGTTCGCCCAGTTCGTCCATCTGCCCCAGAGAACCCGCTGATGGTTGCCCTCAGAAGGGAACTTGTCAAGCGGTCTGGCTCCAACGTCATCGTGAGGGCCGCAACAGAGAACACTGTTGTTTTTGACAGACTGACAAGCGACGGTGAGTCGTCAACATACAGAGTGGCATTCCACTTCCAGGATGGTCAATTCATGTTTGGCAAGCCTGAGCGCGTCCAGAGTCAGACTGTCTACACGCCAGAGATTCCCGCCATACCGTCATCTCCAGCACAGGCTTTTGCTGTGTCAATGAAGCCGCAGGGGGACGCCTATCTTGGGGATGACCCAGACGACTTCATGCCAATGCCAGGAAAGTCCGACGACTTGGACTTTGACGACTTCTTCCTTGATGACATTGAGGAGAAGATTGGCCGCTCGCTCAACAAGCGCAACCTTGCAAAACTGAAGAATGTCATGGAAATGCTCCAAGATGTCCTTGCTTCGGCAGAGAAGGAAGTTGAAGTGAAGTCAGCAGAGTATGTCATCCCAGTTGACATCAATAATGCTTTCCACACGAAGCAACTCCTTGACCCAATCATGGATTACCACCGCGTAGATTCATATGTCTCTGAAAAGGGAATCGTGATTACCTCTGGTGTCACTCCCGAGTTCATTGATGCAGTTGAAACTCTAAAGAAGGGGCTTGGCAATCGCATCGGGCGAGCGATTGGTGGTGGCGGAGGGGGAAAAGGACGCCGCCTCGCAAGAGGCCTAACCGCTAGATTTGACCCCAACGCTTGGGACGGTGACGGCGATGGCATCGTTCAAGAAGGGACACCGTTCCAAAGACCTGCGATTCCAGGCGTCAACGACAGGTCAACGCGTGGTCGCGTAAATACTCAGGCGGCAATTCAGGCCGCCCAGGGGCAGGGCATCAACACTGGTCGTGGTCTCCGTTCATCTGGTGGAAAAGACAGCAACGACGACGCCTCCATCTTGAAGCGCCGTGAGGCTGGAGAGTCCTTGCAGGACGTAGCCGAGTCCCTTGGCATGCGCCGCGAAGACGTGCGAAAGGCTGAACTTCGGGCAATCCGCCAGCGCGATGCAAAGCGCAAGACAAACGATGAGATTCTCAAGCGCCGCGAGGCTGGGGAGTCACTACAGGATGTTGCTCAGTCGCTCAACATGCGTCGCGAGGATGTGCGACAAGCCGAACTTGAGGCCAAGAACCGTCGTGATGGTGGACTGCGTTCTGGAACAGCAATTGAATCAATGGCAAAAATGTCTCCATCTGAAAGAAAAGAGGCTTTTAGAAATATCGTTAAAGACCAGTTGGAATTGTTTGATGCCACTGGTGACGATGAAATTGATTTCTACAGAGAATACCTGTCTGAACTAATGAGTGATTTTCTATCCGTGGAAGCGCCATCGGGTGATTACTCAGCATCCAAAATTCTTGATGGTTCAGAGAGCGTTGACAAAGAGAGCGTCAGTGACCTTCTGAGTGAAGTCCAGGATGCCTATGAAAAACTTGGCGGCAAGGGTCGCTTTGGTGACATGTATAAAACCAGAGGGAAGAGAGCAGTGTCAGAAGACGACCAAATTGCGTCTCTTCTTGCCCTCGGCACAGTTCTTGACTCAGTAAATAACAAGCGAGTTCGTAGTACGGATAAGCAAAACTCTGATGCGCTTCGTAACATGGTGCGTAGCATGCAAAGTGCTGGAGACTCCAAGGGTCGCCCTGATGGGCTTCGCTCAAGAACGGCAAAGGCCAATAGCGTAGAGCAAAGAGAAATTATTGACGCAATGGGAGACCGCTTTGCGGAAATGACCATAGATGAGCAGACAAAAGCACTTCAGCGAGCAATAGAGGCGCTTGACGCAAGTCTTGGCAATGACGGTGATACATCAATGGATGATGTAGATGAAATTCTCCTTGAAAACCTCGGGGAGGTTCTTTCGCGGTTTATGCCTAGCGAACAGGGCGATTACTTTCCCCCGCAGCCTGGTTCAGACTGGACAGTTGCATCAGTAATGCAAGGCGACATTCCAGACGAATTTCCTGGCGCAGAAGAACTAAGCGACCTTATTTCAACACTTAAAGACCAATATATAAAACTGTCTGACGGCGACAGAGATGATTTTACAAAATTCTTTCCGAGCAGAAGAAGGCCAAAGTCTCCTCTTAGCGAGGACGATAAGAACAACGCAAGACTGGCTTTAATAGCCACTCTCTCTGCATACGGAAGAGACCGTGGTGGTCCGTTTGAGGATATTCAGCAACTTGCTGATTCCATAGATGCGGGTGGCTCAAGAAGAGGCCTTCGTTCCTCAACCGATAGAGACGATGTTGATGCGCTGCTGGACGATATGCAGGTTGAGATTGACAGAGACAGGGCGATTGTTGATGCTCGTCTTGCTGGCAAAGTACTTGATGATGTTGCTGAAGAGTATGGTATGTCGCGCGAAGAAGTGCGGAAACTAGAAATTCAGGAAATTAAGAAGAGGGCGAAAGACCTCATCCCAGCACGAACACCAGCACAACTTGCGCAACGAGGGGAGCCAGGTCAGGAGCCGCGATTCCAGGACACCGATAGGGCTCTTGCTGAATTCATCTTGCGTAAGCGCTTTGAAGGAACGCCAGTTCGTGAACTTGCTGGAATCCTTGGCGTCAGAGCGGAAGACCTCCGTGCATGGGAGATTGCAGAGACCAGAGGAGACCCACGCATGAATCGTGCTCGTGGTCTCAGGAGTTCTTCAATGGACTCACCGCTGTCAATTACCGACCGTCGCGGCAGAAGAATTTCAGAGTTTCTGAGAGATATTGAAGAGTCACTAGAAGACTATCCAACCGCCTACTCGGCAAGGGGCGGCCTTGACAAGGATTGGGTTGATGGCCTCATTCGTGACATGAAGAATGGGACTACCAACTTTGAGGACATGAATAGAGTTCTCAAACTTGCTGTTGACGATATGAACATGGAGAGAGCCAAGCCAAGCCCAGACGAAGCCAGGCTCGCCAGACAACTTGAAGTCGCCAAGACCGCAAGAAGGGTCATTGTTGAAGGTGTTTCTAAAGAAGAACTTGAGAACCTGAACCCAGCGCGTCGCCGTAGTGGAATGCGCTCCACGACCGAGAACCTCGGTAAGCGCGGCTCTGGAATGGTCAAGCGTGATGAAAAGGGCAAGATTGACCCAACGGAGTCTCGCGAGGCGCGTCAGAAAATTGAGTCAGACATTGTTGGCAAACTCAGAGAACTTGGATTCTCAGAAGACGAAATCAATACCCTGACCAATGGGTTAAATAACAAATTTCCAACTACAGGAGTCCGTTCCAGCACTGGCGATGTAGAAGTCGTCAATATGAGGGACGTAGAGGCAGGGCGCGCATCTGCGGCAGCACAACAGGCGCGTCAGGCAAGACTTGATGCGTCAAAAGAGTTGCGTGACATCAGGGGGTTCATGCAGCCTGGGCAGCAGGGCGGTGGATGGGATGCCGCCACAGCAGACAGAGCGATGGAACTTTTTGAATCAATAGTTCTCACTGACATAACTCCAGAAAACATTGGCGATGAACTAAATCGTATCCGTCAGTCAATAATTGACATAGCCGCAAATGGTGTCAGAAACACTGGAGGTGGCGGAGATAGAACGGCTGTCACTGATATTGCCTACCTTGCTCGTGACCTTCTTGAGGAAAGAGTCAAGGCAGCGAACATCCCAGATAATGAGTATCTCCCTGACCCAGATGACCCAACGGGAGAGTGGCTGCGAAACTGGGACTCTTTCAGCAAAGATGAGATAATTGAACTTCTGGATGACTGGCGTGACCGCATGGAGCGCAATATTGAAAAATTGCCCATTCGTCCAAATCCAAACGATAAGCAAAAGGCACGCATTAGAGGTCTGATGTCGTCAACTCGTGACAGAAAAGACAGAGTGTCTGATGTGCGTAAAAGGGAGTCAGGAAGGTCAATGATTCGTGACCTGGATGAGTCGTCTCGGAGCAGGACTGAAGAACTCTTTGATGCGGCTGCCAACACCCCATTTACCAGAGAAAATATGCGTTCTCGCATGGATTCTCTCGCAGAGGATGCGGTCAGGCTCATGTCTGATGGACTATTTGGGGACGAAGGAGAAGAATCGGCATTCGTTGATGTATTGAACGGTTTTGGGGAAATCGTTGCCGAGCAAATTGCCAGCGCTCTGGGCATAGATGATGACTTCCCAGTGCAGAACCCGTCTGTTAGGGAAATGATGGGCCCATGGGGTGATGGAATAACTGAAAGAGTTTTTGATGCATGGGACGATAAAGGAATAGGTGATTTTGCGACCAGGGCAAGGATTTTCAAGGACTGGACTGGGAAAGACAGGGCGGTCACAACTGCGCGCGCCGCCAGGAAACCAAGACCCACCGTCAAGGAAGGTCTTGAAAGGGCAAAAAGAGAAAAAACGGAAAACCGAATTCTGAGACGCCGCGAGGCAGGTGAATCACTCCAGGAAGTGGCCGAGTCTCTCGGAATGCGTCGTGAAGATGTTCGCAAGGCGGAACTGCGTGCAATGCGTCGTCGCGAGGCGGCACAACAGTCACGGACCGATTCAGATGAGGGAATGCGTTCTTCAACAAGAAGAGTTGCAAACAATCTATCAATGACGCTCAGCGACGATGAGATTGCACAACTTCGCGACGAGATTCCAATGCTCAAGCGTTTTTCTGCCAATGGTGCAGCGCTTGATGCTCTTGACGAGAAACTTAAAAACGCAAGGAATGGCAAAGTTGACCTCACCCCAGACGAGGTTGAGCAGATTGAAGACGCCATTGAGTCGGCAAAAGAGCCACGCCGAGACGGCAGAACAGTTGTTACCTCCGACATTCAGGGCGTAATTGACCAGGCCGCCGAATCAGAGGGCGGAAAGTATGTGAGCCTCAACTGGGAAGACCAGCAGGCTGGCAAGCGCGGCAACCTAGGCCTTCGTTCAAATAATAACAATGGCGCTCCTGCGGACATTGATGAGGCCCGCCAGAAGAAACTCGTGTTCTTCATGAACAGCGCAAGGGGTGGAAGCCTCGGCGTCTCAATGAGAATCCGAGAGGAGTACAACAGGCGTGGGGACGGAACGCTTCTTGCGAAGGACTGGAAGGCCCTTGATACCCTGTACAGCAATATTACTGGCGATGCCAATCCCAAGAAGTCAAGTGGTCGTGGCATGCGTTCATCAACCAGCGATGACGATACTGGCGGAGGTGGAATCCGCGTAACAGGACTCGGTGATACTGGTCGCAGTGGCAGCAAAGGACGCCCGATGGGCTCTAGGGCCAAGGAAGACAGCAAGGGCAAGACATTCCAGAGCATGAAGCCAGATAACTGGGATGGCATGACGGCAGAACAACAGTTCAACTGGATGGCAGACCACTCTCCAGAGAGAAGTGGAATGCGCAAAGTTGACTATGAGCGCGTTATGAAGGAAGTGCTTGATAGAGAGGCTTCTGACGAAAGAAGGGCAGAGCGTGGGGCTCGTCGTGCCGAGAGGGGCCCAGTGCAGCCGACACAACGCCAGCCACAACAGGGGCCAAAAGAAGTTGCCGTCAAGCCTCGTCCTGCAAATGACGAAGACGCAACCACGGAGCGTAGAGACGACTCAAGAAGAATCAACAACTTCCTTGACAAGACCGTCAACGACGCTTCAAGACTTTCAGACAGGGGCAGAATTGATGAACTCCATGCTGAGGCCTGGGATGAAATCGCTGACATTATGGACAGCGAAGACCTGAGCAGGAACCAAATCAAGGCTGCCATCCAGAGAGTTAAGAACTACCTCGCTGACGCCGAGGAAGCCGACGATACCGATGGTCCAGCAGAGAAGATTATTCAGCGAGCAGAAACACTCTTGAGAACCCTTAACGGACTGGACACTTATTACAAGAATGACAAGTTCATTAAGGATGGACCAGAGATAGAGGTTGCACCGAGAAGGGGTCGCGCTGCTGCCGACATTGCCGACATTTCAGACGATGCGTTTGACGATACTGGCGGTGTTGTCAGGAGAGTTGAGGGCCGCCCACTGGACATTGACGACAATGTCCCAACTCCAGACGCGGAGCCAGCAGCAGGAGAAGTCATTACCCGACGCATGGGTGAGGGTCTCCGCTCAAGTGTCCCAGTCAATGCCAACAGGGTGGTGTCCCAGGAAGTTAGGGATTATGTGGCCGCCCGCTCGCGGAACACGAGAGGCCTGAGGTCGTCAACCGACTCCAAGCAGGGCCGCACGGAAATCAAGGCAGAAGCCACTTTCTTCAAAGATATTCTTGACTCACTGCCGAAGGAAATCCGTGAGGCAGACAAGGCTCAGGACAAGAGAACATCAGACGCCCTCAAGGCGCTTCAAGACCTCATCAGTCGTCAAGAGGCAGCCAAGTTGGGCAGCAGAAGAACCAACGCTGGGCGCATCCTGATGACCAGAGATGAAGTTGATGAAATCCTTGACGCCATGATGGTGGTCATTGACCGTCAAGGTGCCATCGGAGGCAACGAGCGTCAGCAGAAGTTTGCAACCATGCTTGACATGCTCGCTAAAGCAGCCATGGCTACATTCATTGACAGAACGGTTGAGGAGTTGAGTTCCAGAACGGTCAACCGACGCAATCAGCGCGGAAGAGAAGTTGAGATTCAAGACCTCTAATACGCAGTAATACCTTCCTACACGACGTGTGTGTAGGGTATACTTTTACACAGTACAGATAAACTCTACGACGGTTTACATTAAGGAGCCGACCAATGGGATATGACGAGAAGGCCGAAGTCAGCATTGATGCCGATGGCAATGTTCTTAAGTGCGCCAAGGGTGCCGATGCTGCTGAGTGCGGTTTCGTCCCTGGTGCGAAGGTGTGCGCCAAGTGTGGCGCCGTGCCCGTTCAGATGAAGATGGTTCCAATTAATGAGGACTTTGATGACCTCTACGAGAAGGCCGCTTCCATGGCCGAGATGGACATGGAAGACGACGAAGAGGATATGGAAGACGAGTCCGATGAAAAGGGCTGGGGCATGGGCGAGGACTACATGATGCCCAAGCGCAAGAAGAAGAAGATGAAAGCCTCCATGATGGCTCCCGACGAGGAGGAGATGGAGGACGAGGACATGGAGGATGAGTCCGACGAGAAGGGCTGGGGCATGGATGGCGATTACATGATGCCCAAGCGCAAAAAGAAGATGAAGGGCGCAATGGCCAAGCCCGAAATGGACATGGACGACGAGGACATGGACATGGAGGAGGAGGACGACGAGGAAGAAGACGACGAGGAGTCCATGAAGGGCTACGGCATGGGTATCCCAGGCGATATGGAGAAGATGCGCAAGCGCCGCCTCCAGTCCCTTGGTGTCAAGGCCGCCGAGGTCGGAAGAAACGCTTATCTTTGCTCCATTGAGCGCAAGGTGTACCCAGGTGGTGCCGCTGTTTGCGCTGACTGCCCAGGCGGATGCGTGCCTGAGGCTGGAATGCCAGGTCTTTTGCACGCCGAGGGTATTGCCGAAACCATGTTTGATGGCAAGGTACTTGACTCTGGGTACTCATCTGACGCCGACATGTTCGTCGTTGATGTTGAGGCAAAAGATGGTCGGGCTGTAGAAATGTTCATTGATGGCACCACCTCCGAGGTGCTTGGCTGGAAGAAACTTGACGAGAACTCTTTTGAGCAGAAGTCAGCGCTTGATTCAATGTTAGTTATTGATATGTCTGAGGCAGTAGAGATTGCCGTCAAGTCCATTGAGGGCGAGGCTATTTCTGTTGAGCCAGACATCTTTGAGGGCTTTGACGCCTATGCCGTTGAGATTAACGGCATTGACGGCAAGTCATACGATGTCTTTGTTGCCCTTGATGGTGAGGTGCTCGGTTACGACAAGTACGAGCCAGAGGAGGCCGAGGCGATTGAGGCCGAGGCTGCCGAGATTGCACTCAAGCGCGCCTTTACTGAGGACCAGCGCACCGCCATGGCCAAGGAGGGCAATGCCCTTCCTGATGGTTCGTTCCCGATTGCCAATGAGTCTGACCTCCAGAACGCCATTCAGGCCTATGGTCGCGCCAAGGACAAAGAGGCCGCAAAGCGTCACATCATGAAGCGTGCCAAGGAACTTGGCAAGGAGAGCATGATTCCAGTGAACTGGCTGACTGGCGGAGCCAAGATGATGGAAGAGAAGTCTGGCGATGGTTCAGATTCGTTCATCTCATCCCTTGTTGAGTTTGAACTTCTCAACTCGGAAATTGAGGGCAACGGGTCAGACCTTTCCTGAAAAGAAAGTGAATCCCTATGACGGGGGCGCGTTTTAACAAATATCGCTATTATGCGCCCAGAGTGTTTGAGGCAGAAAGCACACGCCCTGACTTCAACGAAAGAGCGGTCGCCTTCAAGGCCATCAGCGGAATACTCTCTAAGCAGGCGAGCCTAAACGCCAATGTATCTGCTGCCGCCATGCCCAAAAAAGGCAATACCGACGGCAAGAAAAGAACACAGGGCGAAAATGCCAACAAGGAACGCACTGGCATAATTTGGGACCCGAGTGCCAAGCGGAAGCCAGGGCAGTTCTTCAAGCATTGGGTTACCGATAGGGAGGCATTCATGGCCTCCCAGGGTCTTGATACCGAGCCGAATTACGGATGGGTCAGCCCTAAGAAAACCAGTTTCATGGAAGCCAGAGATTCACTGGTCAATGGTCCGCAAGTTGAAATCACAAAGCACAAAATCAACCCTAAGACTGGTCAAATAAACAAGACTCCAATAGAGGTCAAGGCTCTTGGGCGGAGCATAGGCGAGCGCAATCCTGCTGGAAAACTCGTGAACCGTGCCGCCGTGCGGGCTGGAATGGTTGTTGATGCGTTAGGCAGATTGCGTTGCCCTCCTGGAGTTCCAGCGGCCAACCAGTTCACGGACGCCCAGGGCTCAAACTGCTTCACCCTTTCCGTTGCTGACATAGGCAACATCATTTCTGAAATATCTCAAGCATTTTCTGGAAGACCCACGCTCTCCAGCGTAGGCATTGCTGCCGTCAATGTCGCTGAGGTTGTTTCGGAAGCAAGAGGACTCAGGTCAAGAACCAGTTTTATTGACAGGGCTCGCCAGGTCATGGGCAGGGTGCCGCCAGCCCAAAGAACATCGCAAGTCACAGAACAAGTGCTTGCACTTGCTCAGCGTGAGGAGGGTATGAAACTCGCCATTGAGCGCAGAATGAAAACAGTTCAACTTCTTGCCGACAGTCTTGGCGTGGATATGAGTGGCGATAGAACAGCGGCACTAACAAGCCTGTTTCAAGCAATGATTGATTCTGGAAGAATGAATCCAGATTTTAGGATTGACGATTTTCTTCTTAGTCCGTTTTCGGAGTCAATTAAAGTTGACAAAAATAAAAGTTTTGGAATTGAACATCAAGAACTACAGAGAATCCTTCAAGAACTCGGAATTAACCTGTCCGCAAATTCTTCTATTGAAGAGAAACTGAGAGCACACGAAGCAGTCTTCGTACATACAGCGTTACGCAATCTTGGTTATAACGATGCCGATGCGCTCAGGCATGCCCGAAGCCATCTCGCTGGTCAGGATTATCCAGACAAAGACCTAGTTGGTCGTCAAACGACGAGAATGTTTGACCAACTCAATGGACAACTTGAAGCGTTTGCCGAAGTGTCATACGACTATCCAGAAGTTACACAAAAAATGGTTCTCAGGACTGCATTTTTCCAGGCTGGAGACCAAGGGCAAGCAATAAGAACAACAGATGGTCAAGGAAATACGCTATATGCAATAGAGTACAATCCTCTTGAGATTCTTAAAGTAGATGAAACATCTCTTCAAAAACTTCAGGCAGATGAGACATTTCTCCTTCAGGTAAAGGAAGGAACAGAGGGCACTGATGCGGAAAACGCCATGGCGGTTGCTCGTGCTGCAGCCGAACTAAAACTTCTCCAAGACTATTCCTCAAAGTTCGCAATTGACTTGGCAGCAGCAGAAGGTGGATTTACCGAGAGGGGTACTCACTTTGTGTACCACGAATTCGGTCACGTTTTGCAAATGGAGCAGGTTGAGGACTTCCTAAGAGGCGCTGGAGTCATAACTAATGACATGACAAACGCCGAAATTAGCGAGATGGTTATGGATGCACTTACTGGCGGTGTTGATACATCAAAATACGCTGGAAGCGATATAGAGCAACTTATTGCTCAAAAAGTTGACCTGCTTGCTGGAAAAAGGTCTTACAGGGAGCAAATGGAAATTGCGGCAGCAATTCAAGGCGGTGAATCTGCCTCTACAATTCAAGATGCTCGTTCTGTCGCCTACCTTGAAACAACTGCAGAACTATTTGCACTGAAGAAAAGGGGCGTGATTTCTGGCGAGCAGGTTGATGATGCCATTGAGTTCATGGAGCGTCCGAAGCCTAGGGTTGCCCAGAGTTATGAACCCCCCGTATCTCCAGCAGCACCTCCAGCGAGCGTCGCTCCAGACCTTGCCGAAGAACTAGGAGTACCGACACCACAAGTACCTGCCGCGCTATCTGGGGGCAGAGATAATTGGGCTCCAGGCGGATTCAGCATGGGGGAGATTGACGGTCTTGAGTCAATGACCCCAGAAGAGATGCAGGAACTCTATTCAAAGATTATGAAGAGAGCCAGAAGCCGCTCAAAGGTGCATCAGCAGCGCAAAGACTTTATTGACTTCTACATCAAGCAATCGTTCGGAAAAGACAACCTCGGGCAACTCAACGACCGCGAATTAGAGATTCTTGCGAGGGCTCTAGACGCCCGCGCCGATGGGTACAGAGACTTTGGCGACGACACGCTTGAGAAGAGTTTCCGTGACATTGCCTCAGATATGAGGAAGATGATTCAACTGCGTCGTGAGAGACGGCGCAGAGAGTCGCCTGGTGTTGAGCCAGCGTCAAGACCAGACACCCCAGAATCTGTTGTCAATGACCCAGACATAGTGGACGAACTGGATGTTGTGCCTAGCGCTCCTCGCCCAGTATCGCCACAGCCAGAGAGGCGGCCCGCTGATGCTCCTGCTGGGCCCGAGCCATCAAAGCGTCCAGACGGCAAGAAGTTCAATAATACGGTAAGGAAAGAAAGAAGAAGCAGAATTTGGGAACGCCTGAAGAAGGCGCGCAGTACAAAAGACCCGTCATCCAGGGACAACATTACAAAATCACAAATACAACAAGAGATTGATGACATCAATGCCCGTGTTAATGGCGGGGATGATGGGAGATATGGTCCAACCACGAATTTAAGTTTTGTCCGCGAGTATTCACAAGAGAACTTTGGGACGACCGACCTTAGGGAACTTGATGAAGACCAGTTAATGCAACTAAAGGCCGCTGTTAAGAATGCCGCAGATGAAGCCATGCGTGCATCTGGCAATGAAAAAAGGCCAGATGAGGGAACCTTCCAGAGAAGAAAGCGCAATCAGGCTCTGGCCCTCAAGCGCTTTATGTCATCAATAGATGACCTTGCTGACTTGCAGGCTGTAAAAGAGCATGGCATTGAGGTGATACCCGAATACGGATTTGACCTATCAAATTTTGATAGGGAGGAAATGGATGAAGTCCCCATGCGTATGGGCTCCAGAAGCAGTTCTAGAATACAAGCAGTAACTACACAGCGCAATATGTCAAGGGAGCAGGCTCGCTCTGTTGAAGACGCACTATCTGGAAACGCCCCATACATGTCAAGCGACCTTGGGCTGAGAAGTGTTTCTTCTTCTTTGAGAGAGAGCGCTGAAATAAGAAGACTGCTCAACGACACAAGACTGATGGGCTCCAGAGGAACACCGAAGTCATCTGATTCATCCCTGCTTGACGAGCAAGTCAAGAACTATATGGCCCCAATGCTTTCTGCAATGGAGGAGAATCCACTCCTATTTGACGCCGTTGTTGAGATTGATGCAGATGACCTCGGAGATATTGGCGATATTGCCTCAATGACTCCAGGAACAGAAATTACACATACTGGGCTAATGAGGGGTGAATCTCGCGGCCTCAGGTCTAGCAGTGACCCATTTGCAGACCCATTTGCCGACCCGTTTGCAACTCCTATAAGAACAATTGCCACAACACCTGCTACAACCCCTGGCACCTATGACTCAAGCGACCCATTTGCCGACCCGTTTGCTCTTCCAGAAGTGACCACTCCAGAAGTTGACACATCTCGCCCGAGAAGAGAAAGAAAGAAGAGAAAAGGTGGACTTGGGGAGCGACTCAAGGGTAGGGCGCTTGACGCTATTGCCGAGAGGATGGGCCTTGACGAGGGTGAAAAAGAAGTAGCGGGAATGATTCTTGATACTGCTTTAGCGATGAAATTTGGACCCAAGGCTGCTATTACGAAACTAGGTCTTGAACTTGCGCGGAGGGGCGGTAGGGATGTCGCAGATTATGTTGTCGGCAAACTTGTTGAAGACGGAAAACTTAGTCAAAGACAAGCCAATGCAATAACTTCGCGCCTTGACAGAATTGCCCCAGAAGGACTTCCCGACCCACTCAAGGATGCTGCCGTCAATGCTGGGCGATTTGCAAGGGCAAGAATTGATACAGAAAAAAACAGGGAGAGGGCGCGCTCGGCAAGACAAGGAGTTTCTTCTGCCGCATCAAGGGCGAGAGGCAGGCTCACTAGAGAAGAGTCAACACAAAACCCCAGCGACCCGTTCGGTAATCCATTTCCTCCACCAGATACCAACGACGGTGTATCTAGGGCTGCAGATGCAGGCAGAAGGACGATGAGAAGAATTCGGGAAAGAATGGGGATGGATGAGGAGCCTACGGTATTTGACCCAAGCGACCCGTTTAGCGGCAGGGGATTACGCAGTTCAACTGGCAGGGGATTAAGGTCTGGTACACCCAAGCGACTTCAGCCAGGAGAGTTCAAGGGAGAAAAAACTACAATACTTTCGGACGAGGGTCTGGAGGGCTTTAGAACGGTTTGGGAAATAGAAGTTTGGGATTTTGCTGGTGAAAAAGTCATGTTTGGTGCCCGACCAGAAGTTGTTGCGAACAACCCAGAAATAAAAGATATGCCCCTGAATCCTTATGTTATATCTGGATTTCCAGAATCATCTGAAGAAGGAAAACAGGCTGCATCTGACTTTATATATGCAGTTACATATGCAAACAGTGAAGGGAGTCTTGATGAATCAGCATTTGTCGCAGCGCTTCTTTATGCGTCATCAAGAGGTGATACAGAAGCCGAAAAAACATTAAAGGAAATGGCACGCATTGGCCGCCAGATGGTTGAAGAATCAAGGAAAAAATTGCAAATTCAAAGAGAAGAAGGAATAAGGAAAGAAAAAGAAGAAAGACAGAAATGGATTGAACAAGTTGAAGCGATGGACATAAGTGACGAAACGAAAGAAAGACTTTTGCGCCCATCACGAGATAGCGACTTCTCTGGACTTTCGGTGGACGACTTATTCCTGGTTCATGAAACTCCCTATGAACCAGAAGTTGACGAGGACGGAAATTTGATTTTGCGCCCATCTGGAGATTATGGGGCGACAATGCCTATGGGCACAGAAAGTACTGGATATTACTATATTCCGCTCAATAGGGGCACCGTTCACTTTGCCCTGAACCATATTGTTTCTGGCCATTCAGCGAGGGAAACTCCAGAGTCAAGTCGTGCCATAGTTATACCACTAAGGGAATTTATAAAACATAATCCAGATGCTTTGGATAATCTTTATGGAGTTGATACATACGCATCTGCCGCTCCAGGTTCTGGATTGGTCATACCAAAAGGCTCCTTTGCCATGGCTGGCCTAACTAGGGAATCAAAAAGGGGAGAAATTGTTGCCAATTTACTAGAAGAAATGGGCATGCCCAGGGAAGTAAAACTATCGGGAGACAGTTCAGGACTTGGGTGGAATGTTGCCACGGCTGAAAAAAGAATTAGCGGTATCGCTGATGAACTTGGCGTAACAAATCATATGGCCAATGCTGGCGTTCAGGCGGAAACAGAAAGATTAAGGGTTCGGGATGTTAAAATGCGCCTGTATGTTAATGAACTGGCAACAATGAGTGAAAATGCAATACTTCGTCTCGCTGTAGGTGATAGATGGATTTCATCACGTCAAATACCTGACCCAAATCGCAAAGAAAGCGTTGTCTAATGAGCAAGAAAGTTCGTGTAAAACTTCCTGCTGGGTCCAAGGGAATATTCAAGTCCAACAAAGACCGTCAGAAAGAGGATGTTGTCCTACCTCCAGCCAAACTGAGGGTGGGTCAGCCTGACCCAGATGGCACCATGGTTCTTGAAGTTATTGAGCAAGACGGCCTGGATAAGGTCATGTCCGACATGGAGCGACGTGCCCAAAAAGCCTCGGCAACAATGACTGGCGATGAGCGGAGAGAGGCTGGCTTGCTTATTGATGCCATTAGAGATGTGCGTCAAGAGGAGAAACAGCGTCGCGGCAAGTCAACCAAGAAGTCAAGCAATGCCCTAGAAATTTCTCGCCGCAATGAGTCTGTTATCAGGGAGATTAAGGCTGCTGGCGGCAAGCCATTTGACCACTTCAGTGCATCTAAGTCCATGATGAATGACATCTCAAAGTTGGATGAGATGTACGGCACCAACTATGCGACGGATATTGACGACGCTTACGACGACTTCACCGACACTGTAATGAAGATTCTAGACGATATCCGAATGCCGTCCGTATCTGTCAGGGAAAACGATGTTGAGGTATCTAAATACCTGAAGAAAGCGGTGGAAAAAAAGACCAACGAAGAGATTATAGAGATTCTAGAGAAATTGGCTTTCAGATTGCATGCTGGGTTTGAGAGATTTGTCTCTGTTGATGCGTCTGTGGAGACACTATTTCTTCTAGCCGAGAGAAAGAAAATAGTAAGAGATAGGTCGTCTGGCTCACAAGCGGACATCCAGAGAGATGCTGACCTAACTTTGGGAATCAGCAGAAAGACGGGAGACGAGGCTCGCCCCATCTCTGGGTGGATGCACCACTCTGGATTCAAGTCCGCCGAGCCCAATAACAAGAAGAAGAACTACAAGTCCGAGTTCTTCTCAATGAACGACAAGATTCACATCCTGCTCAAACCAGAGGTTTTTGGACGCACGGGATACTCAAGAAACACTGGCATATTTGATAACGCCTACTCCGTTTCAACCATGTCAGAGGATTCTGAGAACATTGCCCTTGCTGTTCTGGGGAACATCAACTCCCGTAATAGCGAAGCCAGGAACCTTGAACTTCTGGAGATTTACATTGAGGCAGCCATTACTGGCGATTATTCGCAACTCATTGGACATGCCAATAGTCCTGGATTCAAGGCCTACATTCTCGGTGGAATCAACAAGAGCGAGGTTGAGGTCATCCACTACCCACTGTCAATGCTGGACATAAATTCGGTAGAGGTTCCCCCTCGCGACCCAGTTGTTGGCAAAGATGTCATAGCATTGAAACTAAAGAAGATGAAATTGAGCGACGAGGATGCTGTTCTATTCATGCAGGGCGGCGGCCCAATCGGGGGCGGGCTTAATCTCCCAGCAGTCACCATCTATCTCCAGCAGAAAGCGGCAGACAAAGTGAAGGTTGAGTTGAGTCCGCTCAACATTTCTGAAATTAGATTTGTCAACTCAGAAGGCGTTGACATCTTTGACCCTTATTCCTTTCAGGACATGACTACCAAACTTCTGGAGTCTGGTGACCGCATTGTGTCTCAAAAGGCAATTGAGGAAGTAGATGCCGCACTGCCAGACGCTGTCAAGAAGTTCCTCAAAGAGAAGGACAAGAAGAAGTGAAGGCAGTATTCGTAGCAAAGATTGACAAGTCCAATCTCTATTACATTCTGGACTCGGAAAGCCCATTGTCTGATGGTGTGGTTGTCCCAGAGGGGGCTGAACCCACTGTTGTTTCTTTCTGGGATACGGTGCGCTTTGCCATTGGTCTGCGCAAAAGCATGGAGACGGAATTTCACCGATATCTATGGTCAACTCCTGACAAGGACGAGATGGAGAGATGGTATAGAATCTTCGTAAGAAAAAATCAGAAAATTAAAGACAGTATGCTCAACGGCGTACAAATCAGGTCTGACATAATGAAGAGTGGAAAGAAGCAGAAGGGCTTATACGAAAAAGCCGTCTCCTTCAGGGTGGAACTCTCCAGCCCAGTAAACAGTTCTGCTGAAAACAAGGAAGTATAAGAATGAGTGATTTTGAGATTAAGGCTCCGCAGGACGTTCTCTTTGATGTTCCGCAGGAGCAACTCACTGGCGACATTCTCAGAGGTCGTGGCCCAAGAAGAGGCAACCTTGAGAGGCTTCTCAGATACTGGCGTCCCATCATGCGCAAGCCTGGTGGATTCCGCCGATGCAAGGTGATTCTCGCAAACCACCCAGAGTTGTATCCACTCAACAACATTTGCGCTTGGCTCCACCATGAGACAACTGGTCTCTGGCCAAACGAGGGCTGTCATCACCCTGGCATGAAGAACTGTCGCAAGAAGATGAGGGGAGTTGTTCGTGGTTCTGTCTGGAGCGACAGCGACTTCAACGACCGTCTTCGTAGAATCGCTGGCAAGAAAATGCTCAACATGGCTGACGAAGAGGGCTTTGAGGACGCCGTCGTCACCGTTGACGACATGCAGCACGCAGTGAAGGTTCTAGCAGATTTCGTTGAGATGGAGAAAGGCTTTGTAAGTCTCATCAACGATGACAAGAACTGGGAAATTGAAGGAGAGGACGAGTGGTCTGGGGCCATGAAGTCCATGCCTTTCGTTCGCAAGGATGGCGATGGCTGCTGCTGATTACTCCGATTGCTGCAATGGGATGATTCCCATTTCCGTAACGCGCATTTCACTTGTATCTAACTCATACAAGTCATTTGAGCGACCCCACAGAATCCTGAATGAGAGAATCAATCGCAACCAGAACATCGTTGAGTACAAGGCGCTCGCTAAAAGGGCTGGTATTTCTAAAAATTACGATGTCAAGGTAGGCCTCATTGGTAGCCACTCAACTATTGGACAGATTGCTCAAGGAGTAGCCTCAACGGTTATTCCAGGAAACCTCAGCCCAATCCGTAGCCCAATCAGGTCTGGAGTATTGGGCGCGCTGACGCCAGGAAAACCGAACCTTCCGCTTCGCGGGCCTGGTCGGGATAGGACATCACGCTGTCCTGAGGGCTACCAGTATGGTGGCCGATTCACGGACAACAGGCTTTCTACGTGTGGACAAAAACTCTTTGATATTCCTTCGCCTCTTGGCGCAACGATTGGCGCAATTCGCCGCCTGGTTCGTGGAGCCAATGCCGCCCTAACAGAAGGCGATTCACGACTGATTACTGGAGACGCTCCGCCAGATTCAATAATTCAATCCCGCCGTCCTCAAATTCCTCGCGTTGGGGTAGCGAACCTCAGATTGGCACAGCAACGCTCCAGAGAATTGTCCACCCAAATGGGTGAGGTGCGTCAATCTGGAATCGCCAGAATGGTCCGCAGAGATGGATATGTTCTGGAGCCAGTAGTGCCAGCGCAAGTTCTTCGCGCCATTCCAGACAACAGAGACATGGAAGGCGCGAATTATCTGGTCACAGTTGGTCAGCCAAGCGACATTGGTGGACAGGAACTTGGACTCCTATCAAACACTGGGGTAACAAAACTGACTTATGTAACTCCAGGTGGCTCAACAATCAGCCTTGAAAAAGTTCGTCCGCTGACCGTTGGTGAAAGAAGAAAACTCGGCAGAACCGTCAACTCTGCCGCCCAGATTCCAGTGGATAGAGACGCAACGGCAAGACTAAAGGAGGTCGTTGCTCAGACTGGTGACGGAATCAGATACTCAGAGGACTTCGTCAATATTGACAATCCGAACGAGATAGTTGCCAAGCCAGGCAAGAAGCCAACGCAGAGATGGGTTGATGAGGTATTTGGCAAGGGCAAGAAGGCCAAGCCGACATCCCAAGTGCGCGCTGGCACTGATTCAGTTGCCCAGATTGGCAAGAAAATCAACAACATTGATGACGCCATTGAGCACGTCAATGCTGGTGGTTCTTTTGCTGACATATCCCCAGACATCCTTCAAAAGGTTCTTGCTCAGAAGGCACTGCTCAAGATGACCAAACTTGACGCAAAGAGAACCTTGGTAGAGGGCAAGGATGGCACCAAGTACACCCTCCATAGCCCGTCAAGAAGATACGAGCATATTGGCCAGAGGTTGGCTTCAGACATTCAAGAACACCTCGGTCTTGAGTCGCCAGATGTCCTATTTGTCGGTAAAGGCGACAATAGAAAGTATCTAGTCCAGGATGCCGACAGCGTGATGCGCGGCTACAGAATGGACAGAAATATTGACTTCAAGGACTACGAGCCAGAGGACGTAGCCCGAATGATGATTGCCGACTACCTATCTGACCAGAGGGATAGAGACCCAGGCAGCATTATCCCCGTTACCGACGGCAAGAACCCCAAGCCAGTAATGGTCAATAACTTCACCTCAGGATTGACTGATTTAGATAAAATTGAGGTAGCCAAGCGCAGCAAGATGGGTGTGGATGATTTCTATTCCGCCCAGAGGGCGGCAATGTATAGGCAGTATTGGGCTGAACTAAAAGAGAATCAGAGGTTTGCTTTTAGAAAAATGATTGACACCTTGCTCAAGAGGGCCAGGGCGTTCAACTTCACAAATTTCAAGACTCGCCTCTACAGCGACGGACAACTTTCTGATGCTGAGAAAACACATATTGACATTCTCGGGCGAATCGTTGAACAGAGAATTGACAGACTCACAACAAGCAAGCAGACACTACTGCGTGTGATTGGGGACAGGAAATGAAAAAAGTAGCCATTCTTCATGACGCTCTTCAAGGCGTTAATTTTGGCTTTGTAGTGAAGAGTGCTGCTTCATACGAGTTCTATGGGGTTGACACCCATAGTACAAACTGGGCATCATGGGCCAACTCAACGAACGTCAAGAGCCTCTCTGCCATTGACATGCCGCCTGGGGTAATCGTTGGCGCCTTCAAGCAGATGGAAGATGCCATTTTTGACAGGATGATTTCTGGAGATGTTGACTCCGTAAAGGTCGCAATAGCCAGCAGGAAAGACTACATGTTTGCTGGAACCAATCGGGTTAAGTCGGCGTCAAAGACACCAGCAGTCTTTGACACACCCATTCGTCACTTCAAGAACTCCCAATATCTAAACGCCGTCAACTATAAGGGCCTTGCTTTCAGGTTTGATGCCCAGAAGTCATCAATGATGCGCGAAGTAAAGTCAAATGGATACGCATTTGATATTGACCGCGCCAAGTTTATGCCTCGCCCTTCCATTGAAGAGAAGTCGCTCATCCGTGAGAGAATTGAGTCGGCTGTCAGCACTTCTTTTGAGCGCAGACTGGGAGTAAAGGCTCTCAAGACAATTGTTCAACAGGGTGAGCGCAGAAAGGTCGGAGACTTCTTTAAGACAGAGGAGAAGGCTCTCGGTCGCGCAATCGGCGGAGGCGGCGGTGGCACCAGAAGCGCCCGCAGAATCGGAAGAGCAATAACTTCAAGATTTGACCCCAATGCCTGGGACGGAGATGGCGACGGCATCGTTCAGGACAGCACTCCATTCCAGCGTCCAGCAATTCCAGGTGTCAATGACAGGTCAACTGGCGGCAAAGTCAACACCAGAGCGGCGACTCGCGCATGGAATGAGCAGAGCCGCAGACAGCAGATGCAGCAAGCGGAAGGTCGTGGAAAGCCGCAGCGTACTTCACTAAGAAGCACAACCAAGCCAGCAGCATCCGAAGAAATTGATGCCGCGCCAAGAAGAGGAACGCGCCCAGCCGCTGGTCTTCGCTCCAGAATGGAGAGAGGCACCGTTGAGACTGGAATGCGTTCACGCACAAAGACGCCAAAGACTAAAAAGAAAACACGGGCTACTGCTGGTGTTGACAGAGTTGATGCAAAAGACGGCTCAGCATGGGCATCAATGACGCAAGAGCAGAGAAGCGCAGTAGTTCAAAACCTTGAAAAGAGAAAGCAGAAACTGCAAGGCATCTTTAAGAAAAGTGGTCTTTGGGATGCCTGGCTCACAAATCCGAAGACAAAAAAGCAATACCCAGGCATTTCACGCGACAGCGACTTTACCGATGAATTTATGGTTGTTCTGCAGGCCGAAATTCAGGAACAGGAACGCGATTCAATCACCAGAATAATGAGTGATATGGCGCCAGGCCCAGATAGGGATAAAAAACTTGCCGAGAACGACAAGGCGTTCCAAACTTTTTATCGCCAGTTTGACGACCTGCGCACAATCAGGAACATGCAGAAAAACGATTCGCATGAAATGCTTGAGCATCTTCATCCACCGTCCAAAGAGGCTGCGCTTGGAAAGGGCAAGGATTCTGGAACGAAGATTGAAGGAACATTCCCAACAATGGGAAGAGTTGATTCCACATACTACGGCAAGAGTGGGCGTGCAAAGAAATATGTTGCCGAAGAGACTCTTGAAACTGGAGAAAAAGCAAAAGTCAAGAAAAGAACTAGCGAAAGACTTGAAGGTCTTTCAAGAAGACTTCTTGACCCAAATCCAAAGAGAGTTGCGCGCCGCGAAAGACGCAAAGCACGTAAGGCTGGAGTCGGGCGAACCGCTGGACAAGCCGAAGCCGAGAAGAAGGGTATTGCTCGCCGCATCAGAAGAGCAAGGCGTGAGATTGCTGGACGACTCAGGGGTCAAGAAACAGCAGGAAAGATTGCTGGAAGAAATCAGTCAGGAAGACTGAAGCATCCCTTGAGCGTAACTGGAGACAAGCCAGCAGACCTCAAGGTCAAGGTTACTCCCGAGTGGACATCAAGAATGGCGTTCATTGAGGGCGAACTGTCTAGGTTTAAGCGCGGAGAGAAAACCGAATCCAAGAGAATTGGCAAGGTTACGAACGAAAGTCTTTTGTTGATTTGGGAAAACATGGAGCAGAACGGCCTGCCAACCCAAATCAGAGAAGACCAGGTTGAAATGCTTGTCACCGCTGGATGGAGACCTATCAACAGGGGTGTTGGCAATGACACTGGATTTGTTGACGCTTATCTCACCGATGAAGACAGATTCATTCCTGGACAGGGTGGTTCAGCATATGGCATTGGTGAATACTGGGCTTTTGAGGGTGACAGTTTTTCATGGAGCAGTTCTTTCGGAGACGCGAGAATGCTTGCATTCGTTTCTCCATCAGCGAGGGTCGTTAAGAGGTCTGAACTTGACAGAATTGTTGAAGATGGCCGAAAGATAAAAGATGCCATCAGAGCCTATGATGCTGGATTCCCAGAGGGAGAAGCGGAAAAAACAGACCCGAAAGATTATGTTACTGGCTTGCTCCAACACCTTGAGGGCAGGGTAACGGATGCCGATTGGGACACGCCGCTTGGGCAGGTCTATAGGCAGTTAATTGACAATTACGGGAAGTCATCAGGAAAAGACTCGGAAGATATTTGGGTAGCAATGCAGCATGTCGGCAAAATGTTTGCTCACGACATGAACTATTGGGCGCCAGTTCTAGGCTATGACGCTATTGATATGGAAAGCGGTGGACCTCTCGTTGTTCACAACAGAGGCGCAATTATTGCCGTCAATAAGCCGCTAACCAACGAGCAGGGTCAGAGAATCGTAAGAGACGCGCAGGCTGGAATTGTCAGCGGAGCGGAACCGAAGAAGCAAAAGACCCCCAAGACCCCCAAGGCCGCCAAAGGCAGTTCAAGCGCAAAAGTTATTGATACTTCTGGATGGACAAAAACTGGTGGACAACTTGGCTCAAATCCTGGCGGTCAGTACACCGCACCAGATGGCAAGAAGTATTATGTAAAGCAGGGACGCTCTCAGTCCCACGTTGAAAACGAAGTTCTTGCATCAGCACTGTACCGAGCGCTCAATGTTCCAGCATCGCGCGTTGATATTGGCAATGACAATGGACAAGTACAGGTAGTTTCCGAATGGGTTCCTGGGTCTGGCCCAATGTCTGGCAATACCCTTGGTGAAAGAATGGCAATGAGAAGAGGATATGTTGCCGATGCATGGCTCGGCAACTGGGATGCCTTTGCCAACTCTGGAAATATCAAGAACGACGGTCAGGGCCGTGCCGTTAGAATTGACCATGGTGGCTCATTGAACTACAGGGCCCAGGGCGCCCCCAAGGGAACCCAGTTCGGTGATGAAGCCAGGGAGATGGAGACACTTAGAGACCCGAACTTCAACCCAGGAGGCGCGGGTATTCTCAGAGATATCACTCCTCAAGAAATTAAGCAACAAGTTGACGACTTGAAGAAAATCACCGACCAGATGATTACACAAATGGTTTCTGATGCGATTTCAGACCCCAATGAGAGGGCCGAATTGATTCGTAAACTCATTGCTCGTCGTCAGTGGATTATCCAAAATTACGGCTAATTGACAGTAGTGCTAAGGTATGGACATGGAAGAAAACAACACAATTTACAAGAGCGAATGGGCCACTCCGCCAAATGCTACGGAAGAGCAGATGGCCGCCTTCCACGGCAAGCACAAGGAGTTATCAATACTTCTTGATTATCCGCCATTTACGATAAGCCGCACAAAACGCAAAGAGTTTCAGGACGGAATAATTTCTGCTGAACAAGAGATGACACGTACCGATAAGTGGGATAGACCATTCTCAACTCTTGAAGTGAAGTGGGATGATGACCTGGAAGAGGCGCGTCTATATCAGAAGCGCTATGGAAATCCATATGACGCTCAGCAAGCAGCCATGAAACTGAACAATATCGTCCCAGATGATTGGAACGAAGACATCTATCCTCTATACCCTTCTGCGAAGTAATTATGTCGTCGGAGCCAGCGCTTCAAGCAAAAGCACTTCGTGCTGCTTCTGAACTCGGCTGTTCTGGCGCCCATGTTGGTGAACACGGAGAATGGATGCCATGTTCTTCGTTCACAGAGTACAAAGACGCCATGATGCGCAAGGCTGGGGTTTCTAGGATTACTCAAGATGATATTGAGAACTGGAATTCAAGAAGAAAGAAGAAAGGCAAAAAGCGTCGCAGTGGCTTCCAGAAGTTGCGCGAAAGAGGTGTTCTTGGCATTGACACTCTTCCATCTGGGGGTCTTGTTTCCGCCCCAATAGCAACCGCTTCTATTGAATCCCGTGGCATGTCGGTCAAGGCAATCCAGGCTCCATATTCCCCTAGAGATGAGGATATGGATGTTTTCACTGACATTGAGTCGGCTAGGAAGCGCTCGCGCCAAATGGGCTGCATCGGGGTATCAAGAAGAGTAAGCAAAAGTGGAAAACTTGTATGGATGCCATGCACAAATATGAGCGACTATGACCGCCTTGCTGGCACAACACCACTAGGAAGAAGGCACCAGCAGCAGGCTTTTACCAGAGCCGTGAGAACCGTTCTAAAAGATTCTTCCAGAACACGAAAGAAGTCACTCGCTGAAGAACTTCACGACTACAAGGGCCTGGGCAGAACTTTGAGGAATGTTTCTGCCAGGTTTGACCCCAAGGCTGAAGATGGTGATGGAGACGGAATACTTCAGGACAACACGCCGTTTCAGAGACCTGCCGTTACGGGAAAAATTCAAAAAGCAGTAGGCGTCATCGCTGGTAAAAAGCAGAGGCGAGCGCCAGCAGAAGAGTGGTATCACTCAATGTCCGAGCAGGAGAGAGAGGACAGATTCGGCCCCTCAATTGATGCCATCGCTGAGTTGAGTCCCAAGGAAAGAGCCTCTATTGCTCGTTCAATGTCAAAGCCTGCTGGCCTTCGTTCTTCAACTACTCCGCCTACTGATAATCCAAAGGCTACAAAAGCAAATCCATATGCTGAACTCGGCGGAAGGGCAATGGGGAGAATAATCCTCGGAAGGGTTCGCCCAGAACACCGCAATAAGCCAGGGCAGAAAACCACATATTTCATTGGTGGAACGGTTGGTTCTGGAAAGGGAACTGTTGTTGAAAAGCACCTTCAGGCCAACGGCCTAATACCGAACGACGATGAGGCTGCCCATGTTGACCCAGATTTCGTCAAACTCGGAATACCAGGATTTAACGATGGGCGCGGTATTGAGGCGGTGCACAACACATCAAGAGTAGCCACGGACAAAATCATTAAAGATGCGGTGTCCGAAGGGATGGACGTGATAGTTCAGGGAACTGGCAGAAGAACGGAGCATCTTCGCGGCGCCAAGAGGAGCGGGTACAGGACTGTTGGTCATTTCGTTTATGCCTCAGACGATGTTGCCGAAAGACGGGCAACAAGAAGGGCGCAAACCAGCACCCAGCAAACACCAGTGAGGCTTGCCAGAAAGATGGCTGGAATCATTCCGTACTCAATTTCCGAGGCCTTCGGTGAAGGACTAATGGACGAGTTCTATCTTTGGGACAATGATTCCGACGATGGGGTGCCGAAACTCATTGCCCGAAAGGTTCCTGGCAAAGCCATGGAAATCTTTGATAGGCCCAAATTTGAGGATTTTGCTAAGGGAAAGAGCCGAGCCGACCAGTGGGAGAAAGACGCCAATGGTCGTGACAAGCAGTTATCTGGAGTTGCCTCCAAGAAGGGATGAACTGATAGCAGCAAGAGTTATAAAAATAAGTGCAATACCCATAAAGTCCTAAATGTTGCACTGCGGAACTGGTGAGTAAGTTATTATTTCCAATAGGGCTGGGTGCTTACCTAGGCCAGTCAAAACACATCCAACCCAAAACGTCTTTAAGGAGACAAATCAAATGACAGATAAGTCAAGACTCAACGAGTTGCAGGGTGCGCTCCGCCAGAAGATGGCGGACAACAAGGCCATTGCAGACTCATTCCAGATTCAGGACGGCACCGTTGTCGTCTCTGCAGAGCAGAAGTCAGCGTTTGACAAGAACATGCAGGACATCAAGGAAATCAAGGGCCTCATTGAGGGTCTTGAGGCCTTCACGCAGGTTCAAGAGTGGGGCACCTCTGCTCCTGCCGATTCAGTTGCCGCTGCCGCTGCTGCTGGTTACTCGCTGAAGGGCCTCGGCTCACAGCAGACAATCGGTCAACTCTTCCTGGATTCAGCCGAGTTCAAGTCCCTCCAGGGTGGCCGCAATGGCGCGAACATGCCTTCACCTTTCCAGGTCGGCGCTTCGCTCACCACTGCTGGTGCCTACCGCGTGAAGGATGTCTTCTCAGCCCTCCCATCGGGTACGCCTGGCGAGTTCGGTACCATTCAGCGTGACCCAATCGTGGTGCCGCCGATGCGAGTCAAGAGAGTCCGTGACCTCTTCCCGACCCGCACGACGACCGCTGCCGTGATTGAGTACTTCCGCATGCTTGGTTTCACCACGACTGGCGGTGGCACCAACAACGCGGCGACCGTCGCTGAGCGTTCAGGTGGAAACTTCGCTGCCAAGCCGCAGTCGTCAATGGTCTTTGAGGGCCACCAGGCTCCAGTGCGCACCATCGCGCACTGGGAGGCTGCTCACCGCAACGTGCTTGCCGATGAGCCGCAACTCCGCAGCATCATTGACAACGAACTCATGTACGGCCTCCGTCTCCAGGAGGATGCGCAGATTCTGTCGGGCGACGGTACTGGTGAGAACCTCACTGGCGTCCTTGAGACCTCTGGCATCCAGACCTATGACTGGTCGGCTGGCGCTGTTACCCCAGTGCCCGACACCAAGGCTGATGCGATTCGTCGTGCGGCAACGCTGTCCTTCCTCGCTTACTACGAGCCGAGCGGTGTGGTTCTCCACCCGAACGACTGGGAAGACATTGAGTTGACGAAGGACTCACAGGGCCAGTACCTGGTCGCTGTATCCGTCGCCCTCGGTGGTGAGCCGCGAGTCTGGCGTCTGCCAGTCGTTGAGACCCCAGCCATCCCTGAGGGTACCGCTCTCGTCGGTGCCTTCGGTACGGGTGCGCAACTCTACGACCGTGAGCAGGCCAGCATCCGCATCTCAGAGCAGCACTCGGACTTCTTCGTCCGCAACGCCATTGTCATCCTGGCCGAGCAGCGCCTTGCCCTCGCGGTGAAGCGCCCAGAGGCCTTCGTGAAGGTGACGTTTGACGCGGCTCCAGAGGCCTGATAGTCAACTAGCCAATCTAGTTAGGGGAAACCCCACTCTCTTCGGAGGGTGGGGTTTTTCCTTTTGGGCGGTGTATATGAATGAGGAAATGAGTTTTGTACCACTGGGAATACTGGAAAGCATTGAATCCCTCCGTGAACATGTGGAAAAAATAACCAATGAGGAATGGTTGGGGTTCAAAGAAAGAAAGAATCGCGGTGGAGCAGCAAGCGCCAACACGGACACAATTCCACTCCTGTGGGGCAAAGTAGACACCGTCGCCTCCCAGGAAGAACACGAACACATGTCTATATTCAGCAAATATATTGATGAGGTCGCAGGTCTTGGCATTACCAAATACGGGGAAAGCGATATAAAACGCGCTTTTTTTGCCCGACTTAGGGCTGGGGGAAAAATACCAAGACACAAGGACGTTGGAACAATAAGCAAGAAAACTCATCGCATACACGTCCCAGTAGTAACCAGTCCTGGATGTGTATTCACTGTTGGCAATGAATTGATGCACATCCCATACGGGGAAGTGTGGGTCATTGACAATACCGATAGGTATCACTCCATTGAGAACAACTCAAATATAGATAGGATTCATTTAATAGTTGATATAGGGTAGAATCAATAGATGATAAAATACTATTAGTTCTCCCGCTACCTTGGGAGGCAATCACCCCCAGTCTTAATTGGCTGGGGGTGATTGTCGTATGGGCTATGATTGTTGTATGGGTTACAATCCAGAAGATGGCGACGAGTCAATTGAAGAGTACCTAAGATACGCTGCACACTCAAAAGGCGTTCCAGACGACTTTGAGGACTGGGCAATAGACAACGGTATTAGATTGCCCAAAAAGAAAAAACGCGAAGAGAATTACGAAGAAGACTGAAATGCTCCCACAAAAAAGAACTAATGAATCAGAATATGATTTCATGATGCGTGTTATGGAAATGGAAGCATCTAGAAATAAGTATCTAGAAAATCTAGCAAAATATGAAAAACTAAAAAAGTTCATGCCTCACGAGGAAGCCTGGGAGTCCGTATATGGCCCGCTTCCTGAGGACTCAAAAGAGGAGTATGAGTTACTGAACTCTATGGTTTCTGAATACATTGGCTCCAAGAAAAAATTGCGGAACGAGAAAAATGATTGACGAGTTTTACATCCACAATAGAGGGTCGGCAGTATTTGACCCATCTTACGCTGTTGAACTGAAAACCCATTATCCAGAACTATGGGAGAAGTCAAGCGGAACTGCTGGCGACTATGTCTTCAATGTCCTCATGGAGATTGTAGAGCAAGACGGGTATGCCATGACTCCAGAGCAAGTAAAGGTGCTTGACCTAAGAGATGCGTGGATTGCAAGACACTCAAGAGACACTTCCGTTCCAGCACTAATCGCCCAAGTCAAATGGCTTGCCATTGGTCAACTCGGTGAGCCTGGAATGAAAAGGGCCATTGCCAGAGAGACAGATATCGTCCACTACAAAAGAGCAAGACTCAAGGACCCTAAGGGTGGGCTAACTGCCGCTGGAAGAAAGTTCTTCAAGAGAACAGAAGGGGCAAATCTCAAGCCAGGGGTAATGGGTCCAGCAGATACGCCAGAGAAACTGCGACGCAAGGGCTCCTTCTTGACCAGGTTCTTTACAAACCCCTCTGGGCCAATGAAGGACGAAAAAGGACGCCCAACTAGGCTTGCCCTGTCGGCAGCAGCGTGGGGTGAACCAGTTCCGCAAAATGCAGAGGATGCTGCGGCACTTGCAGCCAAGGGTAGGCGCATGCTTGAGCGTTACGAAAAAAGAAAGAAAAAGAAGTAATGTCAGAGAAAATGCACCCCCTTATCAACATGATTCTGTCTGGAATGCGTGTTGAGGTAAGAAAGCCAGAAATCAAACTTTCGGATGACGAGAGAGACTTAGCCAACGCGCTCGTTACAATCGCCCAGAAGTACGGCAAGTTCAACCAGGATGGAACTGGCATATGGGCTGGATATGAAGAGCCATCCAGCAACGAGGATGCCCGTATCGGGGTGAAGTGCGATAACTGCGTGCTTTATCAGGGAGGAGACCAGTGCAGAATCATTGCTCTGCCAGTTGCCCCAGAAGGCAAGTGCAGGTTTGCCGTCATCCCAGATGGTGTCGTCAAGTCGTGGCAAAAGGGTGACAATGTCTGACAATATTGACGGCCTGAAGAAAAGAGAAGTTGAACTCTACAATCTCTTTGAAGAGGTGGCGAAGAAGTTTGGTCAATGGAACAAGGGAGTCAAGTCTGACGGCGCCCACTATGTGGACAATTCCCCGTTCGGCAAGCAGGGAATGGTCTGCTCAAACTGCGTCTTTTTCCTCGGTGGCCGCAAATGCGAGATTGTTGAGGGAGATATTTCCCCCTCAGCAATCTGCAAGTTGTGGGTAATCCGAGACGGTCTGCTCAAAGAGCACTGATTACCTGACTGGGCAAGCCCCAGTTGCGCAGTTATCAAGGTCCAGGTCATCCCCACCCTTGGGGACGTACAGCGGAACGCTGAAATCAACCTTGGCGAGCATCTTCTGGTACTCCTCCTCCGAGCACTCCTCGTAAGGAGGAAGCGGGAAATTGTGGTCAGTATGCAGGAGGAACGAAACAGACTTCACGCTCGTGTCGTAGTTCTCCGAGAGCCACTGCTTGATTTCTGGCAGTTCTTCCTTGCGGTAGTAGACGGTCACAGAAACGGCATTGTCCGCCCAGATGGTCTGCATCTTCTTGACCCACTCCAACTGGTCAACAGCGGTCATCTCCGATGCCAGAACGGCATTGTCAGGCGACTTGCAGGGGAACTCCACCACATAACGGGTGTGGTCCTCACGCCCATCAAGCCCAATGTCCCACTGAACCTTGTATCCACGCTTACGGCACGCATCAACCAGCGGGTCGGCGGCACCGAAACGCACGCGACGGATGTAGTAGCGCGCATAGGCAGGGTGGATACCTGGGGTTACTCCAGGGAGGAGCGAGAGAGTGCCAGAAGGCTGAACAGTGGTCAGGCGCACCGACTTTGGCCACCCCTTCATTGACGACCACGCTGCGTCCTCCTTGCGGAGAGCAATGTACGCCTCGTCAAGCCAAGAGACCTGCTCCTCAGAAGCCTGAAGGATGCCAGTCACCGACTGACCAAGGCGAGCGTTCTTACGCACGATGTTAGTCGTCTTCTCGTATGGGTACTCCATGCGGGTGATGCTCTTCTGGACTCGGTAGAGAAGGTAGGAAATCTCCAGCAACTGCTCCCTGGACTCCACATTCGGGAGGAAGATTGTTGCGAGGTTGCACGACTCACCATCGGCAAGACCAATCTCGGCACACGGGTTGAATCCCTCAATTGAGTCATCCTGCTTCTTCTCGCCAAGACGACCGAAGGTGCGAGCAAGGCGACGATTTACAAGACCGTAGGGCTCACCAGTTCCGTCATAACCCTTCCAGAGTTCAGACATGATTTCGTCATAGTGGTCGGCATAGATGCTGTTGTTGGAGTTGGCGCGATAGGCGGGGACGTTGCCAGACGACCAGTTCTTTGCACGAAGGAAAAGAACATCGTCGGGGTCACCGATGGCAATTTGCGCTGAACGACGAGAAGAGCCAGACACGACGATGCGACCGATGATGTTGCAGATATCCAGCACATCAATGGAGCGGAGTTTCTTGCCAGCACGGTTCTCAAGAACCTTGCAAATGTCGGTCACTCCATCAATGAGCGCCCCAGGACCAGAAGCAGTACCACCAAAGGTCTTCAGTGGGGCACCGAACTCACGAATGAGAATCGTGGAGTAGGAGAAAGACTTCCCAGTATCAAAGTACGACTTCAGGACGCTGTGGAGCAAGCGACGCCATCCAGTGCGGGAATCGGGAACGATAATGTCGGCATCATTGGTCCGCTCATGGACGATGGAAACACCAGACTTCACCTTCGGCAGTTCGTGAATCTTGGAGCGCTCCACAGAAAAACCGACTCCGCCACCGAGCATGAGGTAGTCAAAGAGGAGTTCAAAATCCTCAACCTTCTCAATGTTGGTGAAATAGCAGTTGTTCAGCGATGTGGCATTGAACTTCTTGACGAGGGGGGTTCCCAACTGCCAGAGAGAGCGACCAGACGGAAGGCAACGCAGGTTGAAGCAGTGGTCAAACAGTTTCTCGGCCTCTTCGGTGGTGAGTTCGGCACCAATGTCATTTGCCCCATTGATGACGCGAGCAAGAGTCTCCACGAAGGTTTCGTTGTCACCATTCTCTTTCTGGCGGCTGTATGTGCGGAGGAAAACAGTCTCTCCCATTCCGTTGAAGCCCCACGGCACAACTTTCTGGGAATATGAGGAAAGGAAATCAGGTGACAGGGATGACATGGGCGTCTCTTTCTTAATCGCAAACTCTTAGGGTCTACGATGATACCCTAGCATCAAATACTGAAAGCGTCTAAAGAAGTCCGAACTTCTCTGCTTCTTCCTTCGTGATGTACGAACCTTTCCTGTGGATAACTACTGTCGTTTTGTAGAACGGAGTTATCTGTCGCTCTTCTTTGATGTCCTCTTCCACAAGAATCTTGCCTACTTCTTTTTGGTCGGAATACACGCCACCCATACCTGCGATTTTCTTTGGGGGCGGAGTGTCTCCAGTGCAATCCCCAGTTGGATGACCACAGACTGGGCATGGCATTCTGTCGGCGCGAATTATTGACACGCCATCAAATAGTTTTTCAGGACCACTGCTTCTATTAGAATGCCAATTACTCATAACCCAAAGTCCTGCGAGAATATTCCTCTTTCGTGGAATTCATCCAAAATCTCATCTTTGAGTTTGTCAGTACTGGGAAGGACTTCATTTTGGAGTGCTTTTGCCAGCATTGCGGGGTATTTTTTGTCTCGCAGGATATTGCCGCCACCCTCGGAATAGTAGATTGGGTCATGGAACTCCACGATGCGACCCTGCTTGTACTCATAGGGGCAGGCCATTAGTTGGATGTTTGGCTCGGGTTTGGGGCCATATTCAGCGTGGGTGATGGTTATGCACTCCATGACCTTGGAGTCTGGCTTAGGGAATTCTCTTGCCAATTCTAGGCCTTTTGTCTTTTCGGGGTCCTGGGAGCAGTACCCCTCTGCCACCATGGTTATGGCGTCCACTCCCCAATACTGCCTGATGGCTAGGCATAGGTCGGCGCAGACAATAAATCTTTGCCTATGGTCAAGCCCCATCAGTTCCTTATTTAGTTGCATGATGAGGGCGACTTTATTCTCTTTCCAGAAGAAAAAGTTGAAAGCGATGTCCTCCCCGATTCCCTCCTCGGACACGAAAACAGACTTGGCCATCTGAGCAGATGTCAAGGCAAGTGCTAATTTTCTTAGGTCTTCAACGTATTCTTCCACTCTTTTCAGCATACTTCATACATATCCCTGCTGGCGGTTCTTGCGAAACGACCAAGTAGCCGCTAGGATGACCGTATGGCAAATAAACCAGTTAAGAAGACAGCAAAGAAGGCTCCTGCGAAGAAGGCTTCTTCCAAGAAGGCGACCACCAAAAAGGCGGCGCCAGCGAAGAAGGCTGCGAGCAAGACCTCTCCAGCAAAGAAGAAGGCTCCCGCCAAGAAGGCGCCTACCAAGAAGGCTCCTGCACGGAAGGTTGCCGAGATTGAGGATGACATCGTTGAGACGCTGTCCTTCAATGCCGACAAACTCCGCAAGAATCAGGCTGGAATCTTCACTCGCTTTTTTGTCTGGCTGAAAAAGTAAGACTGTCGGAGACGACCCCCTGGCGAGAAAATTTGTTCGCCAGGGGGTTGTCTTTTTCCCACAACCAGTTACCATGCCAGTCACTATGGCAAGGAACCACGGAAGCAAAGAAGTGCAGGCTCTCTTCAGGGAGATTGAGAAACTCGGATTCAGAGTTGTCCACCTGAAGAACTGCTTCAAGATTTACCCACCCAACAAGGAACAGCGCATTTACACGACGCACGGAACACCGAAGGCAATCAAGGCCATCTATTCGGATTTCCGCAAGTTGTACGGCATTGAACTTGACCCGCTGTGGAAAGATTCCAAGTAATGGAAATCCTCAGCCCTCTGGACGACTACATCAAGGAACTCCATGATAGGTCTACCAGTGGACTGACATTGCTGGAGGTGTGGGATGTTATTAATGCGCTACTTGAGATACGCAATAACATCCACATCCCAGAATTTGTTCTAGATGGTGACGCTTTCACCAAGGCTGTTAAGGAGGCAAAAAATGAAGAATGACTGGTACTTCTATACCGTCGGCATCATCATCGGCTCAGTAATGGGTCTGCTGGTCGGAGCATTTTTTGGGAGGAAGCGTGGGTAGGAACAACGAATACCCAGAGCCAGTCCTCTCACTCCAGCCCGTCTATGACCTCTTTGATGGGGATGAGATAGGCGTTTACGAAATTGCTGAGGCGTGTGGTTTTGGCAGGGGTGCCTTTCTCAGATGGGAAAAGGTTGGAGTCACCCTTCTCCGTGCTGAGCAGATTGCCGAGCATCTGGGGCTTCACCCCACCGCAATCTGGGGTGCGGAATACAATTTTGCTGTCGCTGCACAAGACATCAGAAAGCGAGCCATGGACGCCGCTTCCAAGAGGAACAAGAGAAATCAGGGATTGGCAAAATGACCCAAGAAGAGAAGTTCAAGAAGATTGTCCGCTTTGTAATGGAATACACCAAGCAGAACGGCTATCCGCCCAACATGCGTGAAATTGGTCCTGAGATTGGATTGTCGTCCTCTGCCACAATCCACAAGGTTGTCAAGCAATGTCTTCGTCAAGGATACATTGAGATGAATCCACGCATTGCGCGGTCAATCAGGGTTTCCCCTGAAGGCAAGAAACTCGCCAAGTAGTGCCCTCGGCAGGATTTGAACCTGCGACCTGCGGATTAGAAGTCCGTTGCGCTATCCACTGCGCCACGAGGGCGAGATTTTTACTTTATCAACCTACCGCTATTGCGTCCACGGTTGTTGGTTGTGTTTTGACCATCAAGAATGTGTCGGACAAGGTCGGATATCGGTCTGATTTCAGATTTATTAGCCAGATAGAAGTCGTCAGTAATTTTTTGATACTTGTCATAAAGACTGACTTTTTTCCATTTCTTGAATGTAGAAGAACCAATAGTTACCATCGCGCCATTTGTGCGGCTGACAAAGACATACGCAATGGGCTTGACCTCTTTGCTCTCGTAACTACTCACAGTGTCAACAATGATGCTCTTGTAGGGGAATGCTGATGGCTCCCAGAAGAACTCCCTCCTATTGGACTTGACTTCAATGACGCTTCCAGAAGCGCTTATAACAACGTCCTTCTCGGAAAGAGTCATTTCTTTTACTTCTTGAGAGTTTTGGGCTATCTTTAGTTCTGGGGCAACACAATTGATTCCATGCGAACGCAGGTAGCCAGCAACAATCTCGTTGTAATAATGGCCCTCCTTGAAGGCCTGTACATAGTTGTACGACATGTATCCTCGCTTTGTGACCAAGGAGGGACTTGAACCCTCACACCTTACGGTACAGGAACCTAAATCCTGCGCGTCTGCCAGTTCCGCCACTCGGTCAAAGGGTGGTGACGCCGTTTATTGTTCGGACGCACAACGCCACCACCCAGCGGAAGGGGAGGGATTTGAACCCCCGTCAGGCTCACACCTGATTCTGTTTTCAAGACAGACGCATTCGGCCACTCTGCCACCCTTCCTGGTCCCAGCACTCTAGCCCGTGAAATCCAGGCTTGCAACCTTCCGCACCCCCTCCGCCCGTAATGTACAATGGCGGCAGACACGGAGGTTAATCGTGAGCCATTTAATGACCATCCAAATTGACAATCTTGAGACAAGCCCGAGCAATTATAGGCTCATCTCTTTCCCGCAAAAAGTACAGATTGAGTCGGTCTCGTTTGCCGTGAACGCAGAGGCGGCTGGCTCCGTGGAACTAGCAAGAGTGTGGTCTCTATACGCTGTCGTTGCCCATCCAACACCAACCGAGGAGAACCCCCTGTCCGAGCAGGCATTTCCTCTTTTCGGAGTGTTCGGTGACAGCGAAAAGCCAGTCGTGACCATTGCTGAGTCTGGTGTTATTAGCACCGTGAGCGAGACCGTAAGGTTGACCGTTCCCTCTGGCGATGTGACTCAGACGCATAAAAACGTAGTCCTTTCAGAGGGTCTTATGGGTCCACGCGACTACCTTGCCCTTTGGATTGAGGGTACGGCAGGAGACTTTGACGAGATTGACTACACTCTTGCTTCGGCAACAGTAACAATCGCTTATAGGCCAAGCACTGACCCGACTGCCTGGGAACTTATCGCCAGGTATCCAGCCATCCCCTAATATGCCCCAATGGGCAAGTTTGTCACTCTATGGTTTTGGCAGGCTTCTCGGTTAAACGCTGAATGGTTTGAGGCGTACTCATTCTCAAACGACGAGAGAGAAAAACCATCACTATCTCGCTCTCCAGTAAAGCCGACCAATGACGAACCATGGTCATACACCTCTCTTGATGACAGAGGAAAACTGCTCGTTCATGTGCCGAAAGAGCATCTCCCAGATGCTCCGTCAATGTGGTATCTCCTGGTCAGGGAATACGGAGAGTACCCGCCGAAACAGACACTCATAGGCTTTGCCAATGATATGTATGCAGACGGAACCGTCATAGAGCAGCAAGAGTTCTTGAAGACTGGCGTAGAACTATCCAGCAGGGCGGCGGCAATCAGGTGGGGAATGGGTGACCCCAAGATTGAGCAGATTTATGTCGCTGAACAGCACCGCAGAAAGAGGGTGGCCACGAAACTCATCAATGTTGCCGACATCGTCAATGTCGCTGGCAACTGGGGTGGCTTTATCTATGGGGGTGACCAAGTAACTGAACTTGGCTCACAACTGGCTTCCAGTTGGACAAATTCAATTAGACTCATAGAAACCAAGGTGAAATTACCGCCTATGGATTAGAGCCGCTGGTGGGATTTGAACCCACTATCTCCCGCTTACAAGGCGGGTGCATAGCCATATATGCTTCAGCGGCGAGACACCTACTTTGAGCAGGTAGTCACATCTGTGTCCAGAACATTACCTTCAACGGTAATGAACTCAGTAGACACCGTTTTTCCATAAATCTCAAGGAAAAGGGCGCCGCTCCCCTTGTTGTAGGAGAACACGGAATTCTCAATCTTGCCCACACGACGGACATCCTTACCGCCAGTGCCGACCACAAATTGCTTGGGGCTGGTATTGAAGCGCTCGTAATGATGGTCGTGACCGCTCAGAAGCATGACAACTCCGTACTTTGTCATCAGGTCGTATGCGTCCTTGACGGATGCAGAAGAGCCATGTGCCCCTGAGGAGAATCGGGGGTGGTGTGCCATCGCAATGACGCACTTGTCTGGATTTTGCGTCAACTGAGCCTCAAGCCATCTGTATTGCTCGGACCCCTTCTTGCAGGGGAGGTCGGAACAGTTGTCGTTGGTATTGAGGGCGACAACCATCCAGTCCTCGTTCAGTTCAAAGGAGTAGTACCCAGGATTGGGATACTTTGTCCATATGGCGTAGTAGCCCTTGGCTCCACGCTCTACATACTCGTGGTTCCCAGGAATAGGCTTAGAGATATCAAGAAGGTCAGCCCAGATGAGGGCGAAGTTCTCCCTGAAGTTCTTGACAGTATGGCTGTGGTACTGGATATCGCCAAGAAGGAAGAGATGGTCTGGATTCTGCTGGCGGACGATGTCGGCCACCCTGTCGTCCTCACAGAGGTACTTACCGCTCTTGCGCTGAGACTGGCTACAGGAGATGTCCCCAACAGCGGCGATGGTGACTGGCTTTATGGCCTCGGTCGTGGTGGTACTTTGCTCACCAGAGCCACCACAGGCAGACAAAAGCAGTGCAGTTATAGTAATTATTTTCTTCATGATTCCTCATTTCATCTATCTAGAGATACAACGACTATTCCAGCATCTGCCAGAAATTGCGCCACATCTCCCCACTGACTGTATCTAGGGTCGTTGTAATGAACAACTCTCGCTATTCCCGAGGAAGCAACCAACTTGGCGCACCCCATACAGGGGGGACCGTTCACGATGAGCGTCCCACCGCTTCGCATCGCTGGGTCTGACCACAGCAGTGCCCCAGCCTCGGCATGTTGCGCAATACAGGTGTCGTAATTGGAGCCTGGAATATCAGTCTCTAGAGCCCTAGGACAGCCTCCGTCTACGCAATGCGCCATACCAGGGGGAGAGCCGTTATACCCGAAACCCACGACACGCTTGTTGGGAGCAAGAACGACGGAGGCGTACTGACGCTTGGAGCAGGTGGAGAAAATCCTGGCGAGATGGTCGCAACCCTCAAGCCATTTCATTTCATGTTTATTTTTCATTGATTGACCACCTTGTTCCTGGTGCCCCCAGTAGGATTTGAACCTACGACCAGCGGATTAAAAGTCCGATGCGCTACCAGCCTGCGCCATAGGGGCTGATTGTGTTGGTTGGGGAAGAAGGACTTGAACCCTCAATCTCAGGACCAAAACCTGATGTGTTGCCAATTACACCATTCCCCAGTGAATTTTATTCGCCGTGAACAGCAAAACTCGCTACTGAATATATTTCGCTCAGGCAATCACTCAGCCTTTTGTTTTCTGCCCGCAGGAGTTCAATATCGTCAGCGGCTTCTATCATCAACTGCGTTTCGGCTCGGACACGCGTAATGCCGTTTGAAACAAGAGATGTTCTCCTGTCAACAGTCTCCCGTAGTCGGGTCACAATGTCATCGCTCATATATATCCTCTATTCCGTACCTTTTTTGAACAAGATTTCTCCACGAATTTGGGTTGCGCTCTTTGGCTAGTTTTTCCCATTTGTCGCGCTCCGCTCTTAGGCTTTGGTTCTCATGGATAAGTCTAAAGTTATCCGCAGAGATGGCGTAGTAATCTTTTACTAAACATGGATAACACATTTGTCCATTCATACTGGCGCAATCGCACTTTGCTTCATTCCCAGTCGGCATTTAGTTCATCCTCGCTGTAGTAGGTCTGTAATTCCTCAGTCAGTTGCTCGTTCATGTCACGCACATTTTCAAGGTCTGCCCGTAGGCGTTCAATCTCATCCATAGCCTCTTGAACTTCACGAGCCATAATCGGGTTACCCATCAACACTTCCCGTAAATCTCGTAGTCGGGTCACAATGTCATCGGTCATGGATTCTGAGCCCATTCTGTTCTAGGAATCTGGGAGAGTGGGATTTTGTTTAGCCTAGCCATACGCTTGTCCCATTTGACCATCTTTTTGGCTTCTTTCTTGGCTCTAGTTTCAGAAGTCCAGATAGCACCATTCATAGATGGGATAAGAAGCGCATGAACGCCGTTTTTACGC